TTCAAGGGCAGCAAGACCGGCTCCTATCTGACCATCGAACCCAAACAGGGCTGTACCGTTCCGGCGGCAGTCTGGTCAGTGTCGGAACGAGATGAACTTGCTCTTGACCGCTATGAGGGGTATCCCCATTTCTACTACAAAACGGAACTGGAACTTCCTCTTGCAGAAACCGGAAAAAAGCTGACCGCCTTTGTGTACATCATGCACGAGGAACGGAAACTGGGCATTCCCACTTCTGCCTACATCCGCACCTGTGTGGACGGATACCGCCAGTTCGGCTTTGACCTGAAACACCTGCGGAAAGCCATGGACATCAGCGAACGGGAGGTGTACCACCATGAAAACGGATAAGCCAGTTTCGGCAATCTGCCCACTTTGCGGAAAACCCTACTCCGGTGTTCCGGCACTTTCCAGAACGGACAACCAAACGCCCATTTGCCCGGACTGTGGCATTCGGCAGGCACTGGAAAGCATCGGCGTTTCCACGGAGGAACAGGAGAAAATCCTGTCTGTAATGCACCGAAAGTTCCCCATGTAACCGCCCTGTTTGCCCTGTGTGGGCTTTCAGAGCACTTGCCGAGAAACTGCCCAAAGTCAAAACCAGCCCCACACAGGCGAACTGTGCGGGGCTTGGTTGGTGGCTGCGATTTTCCGAGATGCCTTTTCCATTGTACTGTATTTTACCATAGAAAAGCAAGTTTATCCAGTGTCAGATCTACCAAATATACAGCAAAAACAACACCTTATGTTCTGTACATTTAGCCGCTTGCTATACGCCGAAAGGTATGGTAATATACAGTTACCGAAAGGGAAAACAACCAAAAAAACGGAGGAAAAACACAATGGTAGCATACGGAATCGCAAAGGCAAGAGCAATGGCAAACAGAACGGACTGGAACGAAAGAACCGAAATCACAAAGGCGGTCATCACCTGGTTCGATGCGGACTACGAATACGAACTGGAGATTGAAAATGAGGGCAGGATGGACAACGAGGAGTTCACCGCATGGGTTGAGGAAAACGCAGAAAGCCTTGCAAAGGCAGATGCCGAGGAAAACGGAACGGCCTTTGAGGAAATCGACAGCATCGACTTTACGGAAAAGGAAATCGATGACGATGCCCTTTTCGATGATGAGTACGAAAACGCCTGCGAATTTGAATGGGAGTGCCAGACCGGACGGTAATCCAAAACCCATAACCCAAGACCAAAGCCCCAAAAGGGGCTGCGGCTCGTACAGCCACTGTGCTGCTCCTGTCCGGCGTAATTTTGTTTTCTCCGAGTGGTTTTCCCCTTTCCCACAAACGCCCCACACAGGGCAACGTGGGGCTTGCTTTTTGGGTTGGTATCATACACAATTTTCTGCTTTCCTCTTTGTGCAGAATATGCTGGAAATTTCGTTGACTTCTCCTTTGGTTTATGGTAATATACATCATGCCGAAAGGCAAAAACAACGAAAACTGGAGGAAAAAACAATGTGGACAGAAGGAACGATTCGGGTTGGAGCAAGCGTATTTCACTACTGGGTGAAACACTATGAGGGGCCTTCCATTTACGGCTACGAGGAAGGCAGAGCCTCGAAAATCTCCCTGCGGCGAAATGCTGAAACGGTTTTTAACTTCGACCGTGGCTTGGATGTACCGCCGACGGATGCGGAAACTGAAACCGCCCTTGCAATTCTGCTGAAGCAGTACAACTAAACCAAACAAAATTCCACACAAAAAAGCCGGAGCCGAAAGGCTCTGGCGGTCGTACCGGAAAAATTTCTATTGGTGTATCTTACACAAGAAAACGGCGAAATTTCTACGTTTTTTCTGTCTGTTTAGCCGCTTGCGATCTTTGAATTTATATGGTAACATGGTAACATGGTTACAATGGGAATGGAATCTCGATTACAAAACTGCCTCATGAGGGCGTTAAAATAAATGATGCAGACTTGCTTTTGGCAGGTCTTTTTTGTTTGGAGGTGAGAACAATGGCAAGATTTAAACCGACCCGCTTTATGGCGGAGAATTCCAAGTATAACAAAAAGGCGGCGGACTATGCTGTTTCTTTTATTGAATGCCTCAGCCACACCAAAGGCACCTGGGCAGGAAAGAAATTTGAACTGCTGGACTGGCAGGAACAAATTATCCGTGACCTGTTTGGAATCTTAAAACCGAACGGCTATCGGCAATTCAACACGGCTTACATTGAGATTCCGAAGAAAAATGGCAAATCAGAGCTTGCTGCTGCCGTTGCTCTGCTATTAACTTGCGGTGACGGTGAAGAACGTGCCGAAGTTTACGGTTGTGCTGCCGACCGCCAACAGGCTGCCATAGTGTTTGATGTGGCTGCCGACATGGTGCGAATGTGCCCTGCCCTTTCCAAGCGAGTGAAAATCCTGACCTCACAAAAGCGTATCGTGTACATCCCAACCAACAGTTTCTATCAGGTGCTTTCGGCAGAAGCCTATTCCAAGCACGGTTTCAACATCCACGGGGTTGTGTTTGATGAGCTTCATACGCAGCCGAACCGAAAGCTCTTTGATGTCATGACCAAAGGTTCCGGTGATGCCAGAATGCAGCCTTTGTATTTTCTTATCACCACAGCCGGAACTGATACAAATTCAATCTGCTATGAAGTACATCAAAAAGCAAAGGACATTCTGGAAGGCAGAAAACATGATCCGACTTTCTATCCGGTCATTTATGGTGCTGATGAATCCGAGGACTGGACTGATCCGAAGGTTTGGAAAAAGGCAAATCCAAGTCTGGATAAGACCATCGGCATGGATAAGGTGGTGGCTGCGTGTAATTCTGCAAAGGAAACTCCCGGTGAAGAAAATGCTTTTCGACAACTGCGTTTGAATCAGTGGGTAAAACAGGCGGTGCGTTGGATGCCGATGGAAAAATGGGACAAATGCAAGGTCGCTTTTGATGAAGAGATGCTTGCAGGTCGTATCTGCTACGGTGGGCTTGACCTTTCCAGTACAACAGATATTACAGCTTTTGTACTTGTCTTTCCACCTACTGAAGATGATGAACATTATTATGTTCTGCCTTACTTCTGGCTGCCGGAAGAAACACTGCCACTCAGAGTAAGACGTGACCATGTTCCATATGATATATGGGAGCGACAAGGCTATCTGAAAACTACCGAAGGCAACGTTGTTCACTATGGTTTTATTGAAAATTTCATAGATGAACTGGGGCAGAAGTTTCATATCAAAGAGATTGCTTTTGATAGGTGGGGTGCAGTGCAGATGTCGCAGAATCTTGAGGGGTTAGGTTTTACGATGGTACAATTTGGACAAGGATATAAAGATATGTCACCGCCTACCAAGGAACTGATGAAACTGACTCTGGAACAGACCCTTGCCCACAACGGACACCCTGTTCTTCGGTGGATGATGGATAACATTTTCATCAGGCGTGACCCTGCCGGAAACATCAAACCGGACAAAGAAAAATCCACAGAGAAGATCGACGGTGCTGTTGCCATGATTATGGCTCTTGACCGTGCAATCCGCTGTGGATGCGTTTCTGATGATTCTATTTATGATTCGAGGGAGATGCTGATTTTATAGTTGATGTCAGTTCGGTAAAATGGAATTTACTGCAATACCCAATCTTCTCTTTTTAGAATGGTTACCTCATTTTCTTCCGTTGTACCGAATGCCGTCTCATAGGTATCAAATGCATAGTGTTTGAAACCACTTTTTTCCTGAACTCTATGAGATTGCTCATTCCACAAGAAGTGACCACAGAAGATTACATCAAGATTAGCGTTCTCAAAGAGAAAACGAATTACTTCTTTCAACGCTTCCGGCATCAAACCTTGTCCCCAATATTCTTTGCTCAGAACATAGCCTATCTCACGGCATTTCTTATTTTCAAATTCCGGGAAGTGAGTTTCATTGTATTTTTCGATCCCAACAGAACCTATTACTTTGCCCTGATATTCGAGTGCAAATGTTTTCTTATGGCTAATGAACATATCAAGAATAATCTTAGATTCTTCCTTGCTTTCATGAGGCTTCCAACCCGCCATTTGTCCGACTCCATCTACTGAAGCGTAGGAATAAAAGTCATCAAGATCGGATTGCCGCCACGGGCGAATCAACAAACGCTCTGTTTTTAGGGTAACATTACTTATATCTATTTCAGGATTCATAGTATTTTGCTCCTCTAAATTCTGATTTGTAAGGCTGATGCCCTACATACTGTTAAGCATATTATACCACACCCATACTCTCAAAGTCAAGAAAGGAGCTGATTCTCATGGGTATTTTCAGCGGACTATTCAAGTCCAGAGATAAGCCGACCAACAGCTATGATTCACCATCCTACACATATTTTTTCGGACGAGCGAACAGCGGCAAACGTGTCACAGACAGAACAGCCTTGCAGCATATTGCGGTTTATACCTGTGTGCGTGTGCTGTCAGAAGCGATTGCACAGCTGCCGCTTCATGTGTACAAATACAACGATAGCGGAAAAGAGCGAGTGCCACAGCACCCGCTTTACTTTTTGCTCCACGATCAGCCAAATCCTGAAATGACATCCTTCGTATTTCGAGAAACCTTAATGTCTCACCTGCTTATCTACGGAAACGCTTATGCACAGATTATCCGAAACGGCAGAGGTGATGTTTTAGGATTGTATCCTCTGATGCCGGATAAGATGAAAGTTGACCGTGATGAGAAAAACCGCCTGATATACATTTACAGCCGTTACGATGAAGCAAATCCGAATCTGAAAGAACAAGGTGATATTGTTCTTTACGCTGATGAAGTTCTGCATATTCCCGGACTTGGATTTGACGGACTGGTTGGATATTCGCCGATTGCACTTGCGAAAAATGCAATCGGCATTTCTATTGCCTGTGAAGAATATGGAGCATCGTTTTTCGGAAATAATGCAAATCCAAGCGGTGTATTGGAGCATCCGGGAGTGATTAAAAATCCCGATAAATTAAGAGATGCATGGCACAGAGCATATGGAGGAAAAAACTCACATAAAGTTGCCGTTTTAGAAGAAGGCGTAAAATTTACACCAATCTCAATTCCAAATAACGAAGCTCAATTTCTGGAAACCCGAAAGTTTCAGATTGAAGAAATCGCAAGAATGTACAGAGTGCCGCTTCATATGATCGGTGACCTTGACCATGCAACATTTTCCAATGTGGAGCATCTGTCGCTGGACTTTGTAAAATACAGCCTTGACCCTTGGATCGTCCGATGGGAGCAGTCTTTACAGAAAGCACTTCTTTCTGATTCCGAAAAAGGACAGTATTTCGTGAAGTTCAATGTGGACGGACTTCTGCGTGGCGATTATGCTTCCCGTATGCAGGGATATGCTACCGCAAGACAGAACGGCTGGATGTCAGCAAATGACATCCGAGAACTTGAAGATATGAATATGCTTTCAGACGAAGAGGGCGGAAATCTGTATCTTGTAAATGGCAGCTTTACCAAACTTGCTGATGCAGGAGCATTTGCAAATCAAAATTCAGAAAAGGAGGAGAAAACCAAATGAAGAAATTCTGGAACTTTATCAAAAATGAAGATACATCAGAAACGGAACTTTTGTTTAACGGTCCTATCTCTGAAGATACCTGGTGGGGCGATGAAGTGACACCTGCTTTGTTTCGTGATGAACTCGCAAAAGTCAGCGGAAATCTGACAGTCTGGCTGAATTCACCAGGGGGCGATGTGTTCGCTGCAAGTCAGATTTATTCTATGCTGAAAAATCATAAAGGCAAGGTTACCGTGAAAATTGATGGTATTGCTGCCTCTGCCGCATCGGTTGTGGCAATGGCAGGCGATGAAACTTTGATTGCACCAACTGCCCTAATGATGATCCACGACCCCAGCACTTGTGCTATGGGAAACAAGGCAGATATGGAAAAAGCTATCATCCTACTTGATGAAGTCAAAGAGAGTATCATCAATGCCTACGAAACCAAATCTCATCTCAGCAGAAACAAGATTGCAAAGCTGATGTCCGATGAAACCTGGCTCAATGCGAAAAAGGCTCATGAAATGGGATTTGTGGATGGGATTCTGTTTGCAGAGAAGAAAATGCCTGTTGTTCCTGAAGAGGAAGAACCGGATGAAGAAGAAAAAGAAGATACACTGACTGCAATGACCTATTCCAAATCGAAGAATCTATCTGCATTCTTATCCAAAGTATCTGCATCAGCAGAATTCGTTACAGGCACACCGATTGACCAGCTTGAAAAAAGACTGGAATTACTGAAATACTAAGGAGGATTTTAACTATGGCTATGACAATTCAGGAACTCAGAGAAAAGAGAAAGAAGGCTTGGGACACTGCCCGTGATTTTCTCGACAGCAAGAGAAACGCAAACGGCGTTCTCAGTGAGGAAGATTCCAAGACCTATGATGCAATGGAACAGACGATTGTTGACCTTGGCAAGGAAATCCAGCGTCTGGAAAGACAGGCTGAAATTGAGGCAGAAATGAACAAAGCAACTTCCACTCCTGTTCTCGGTAAGCCTGCCGCACCAGACGTAACGGAAAAGACAGGTACAGCGAGCGACACTTACAAGAAAGCATTCTGGAACAGCATTCGTAACCGCAACTGGATGGATATCCATAATGATTTACAGATTGGCACTGATGCAGAGGGCGGTTATCTTGTTCCAGATGAGTTTGTGCGCCTGTAAAAGGCGATGTTTACAGTAGATTAGGCTCTACACCGCACAGCAGAGCGGTTGTCAATCTGCCTAACCGATGGCAGGAAACTGGACACGGGAACACAGCACGGCAGAAACGCAGGAAACGTCAAAAGGATATGAGGCGAGTAGTACCTGCAATGACAAGATAACATAAGGATAAGGCTGGATTGCCAAAGCAAAGGTTAGCTCCTTTTTCGTGGGAGGGTGTGGAAATTATCCTGAAACCACTCTCATGACCCCACCATAATATTGAATTCGTTATGGTGTCTGCTATAGGTCATGAAGCAAGCGTGAGAACACGTGAGATAAACCGAAATGCTATCCGACAGTTATCACTTGCCTATAAGCATCGTTAAACAGGGATTGCCTAAGTGGAAATGCCGAAAGGCTATGTCTATTCGAGACTGAATATTCCATATGGCAACGGAGCTTCCGTAGTAGTCCGAGGTGGATAACGCCCACTACATGGCGAATGGAAGCAGTTTGTTAATTCCAAAGTAAGAAGATGAAAGGGAGGAGAATCCTCATGAATCCAACATCGGAGATTTTGGAGCGTGTCAATAAAAGTTCCTCGGAACATCACGACGGAGTCTTTACAAGACTCTTTCGCTACCTTCTGAGAGAGGACATTTATTTTGCAGCTTACCAGAAATTATATGCAAACAGTGGAGCAATGACTCCCGGAAGTGACAACGACACTGCTGACGGTTTTAGTGCTGAATATGTGCATGAACTGATTGAAGAATTGAGGTCAGGAAAGTACAAACCGAAGCCTGTGCGCAGAGAATATATCAAGAAACAGAACGGAAAAATGCGCCCACTGGGTATTCCGTCATTTCGAGATAAACTTCTGCAAGAGGCGGTTAGAATGTTTCTGGAAGCAATCTATGAACCGTTATTTTATGACCAGTCACATGGTTTCAGACCGGAGAGAAGTTGTCATACAGCTCTCGACCAGATAAAGACAAATTTTCGTTCTGTAAAATGGTTCATAGAAGGCGACATCAAGGGTTGCTTTGACAATATAGACCACGCAGTGCTTATTAAAACGTTAGAAGTCAAAATCAAGGACAGCAGATTTATCAATATTATCAGAGCTTTCCTGAAAGCAGGTTATGTGGAAGATTTTCAATATCATACCACAATCTCCGGTACACCACAGGGCGGAATCATTTCCCCTATTCTGGCAAATATATACCTGCATGAGCTTGACCGGAAAGTCATGAAACTCAAGGAAAAGTTCGATAAGCAGTCTACACGACACCAGACACCGGAATATCTTCATTTAGCGAAAAGAAGGCAGACACTTCAAAAGAAGATTGACAGGGTAAAAGGTGAGGAACGTGAGCTTGCAATCAAGGAATATAAAGCGGTGTGCAATCAAAAATTGAAAACGCCCGCAAGAATGTCCGACGATAAAAAGCTTGTATACTGCCGATATGCTGATGATTTTCTAATTGGAATCAGCGGAAGTAGAGAAGACTGTGAAGAAATTAAGGAGATTCTGAGAAAATTTCTATCAACGCAGTACCATTTAGAGTTGAGTGCTGAGAAAACAAAGATCACACACAGTGCTGAACGAGTACGTTTCCTTGGTTATGACGTTGCGGTACGCCGAAGCCAGAAGATAAAGAAAAAGGCAAACGGTGTTAAACAAAGAACGCTGAATAACTCTGTAGAATTAACTGTACCTCTCGAAGATAAGATCATGCAATTCCTGTTCAAAAACGACATCATAGAACAAAAGCCAAACGGAGAAATCTGGGCGGTTTGCGTTCCAAGATTAAGACATCTTTCGGAAGTGGATATTGTGAACAGGTATAATGCACAAATCCGTGGCATTTGCAATTATTACTGCTTAGCAGCGAATTATGATAAGCTGAATTATTTCCGTTATCTTATGGAATATAGCTGTCTAAAGACGCTTGCAAGCAAAAGCAACAGCACAACGAGAAAAATCATCCAAAAGTATCGTCATGACGGCAAATGGGCTATTCCCTATGAAACCAAAGGTGGTATCAATTATGCAAAACTCGTCTCGTTAGCTGACTGCAAAGCCGGTAAATTGATGTCCGACAGAGACCCATGGCAATACAAATCCTTTGACACGAAAAAGCTGTCGCAATATGTACGGCTAAGTGCAGGGGTATGTGAGCTGTGTGGTGATAATAGTGATTCCTGCTGTATTTATCATGCAGGTAAAATGAAGAATCTGAAAAGCACTACGGAATGGGGCAAGAAAATGCTTCACATGAGACGTAAAACGTTGATTGTTTGCCCGAAATGCTTCAAAAAGATTCACAGGGAACAAAATAAATGACATGTCAATAATGAATGGAAAGCCGTGTACATCGAGAGGTGTAAGCACGGTTTGGGAGGGGCTTTGTGCAAACCTGTCATCGAAAGATGATAAGGCGGCACACTGCTACCTCACGAACGAAAACTGGTGGAAGCATTGGAGGAAGAAAGTGTCTTCCGTCAGATGGCAACGGTCATCAAGACTTCCAACGGCGACCGTAAGATTCCGATTGTGACTTCCAAGGGAGAAGCTGTGTGGATGGACGAGGAGCAGCAGTATACGCTCTCCGATGATACCTTCGGTCAGGCATCGCTTTCCGCATATAAGCTGGGAACAGCAATCAAGATTTCTGAGGAACTGCTGAACGACAGTGTGTTTGACCTGCCTTCCTACATTGCCCGTGAATTTGCCCGTCGTATCGGCGCTAAGGAAGAAGAGGCATTCTTTGTTGGTGACGGCAAGGGCAAGCCGACAGGCATCTTCCATACCGTAGGCGGTGCGGAAGACGGTGCAACTACTACAGGTGCAAGCATTACATTTGATGATGTCATGGAACTGTTCTACTCCCTCAGAAGTCCGTATCGTAAGAAAGCGGTGTGGGTTCTCAACGATTCCACGGTTAAGGCACTTCGCAAGCTGAAGGACAACACAGGAAACTACATCTGGAATCCGTCTGTTCAGGCAGGTGTACCAGATACCATTCTCAATCGCCCTTACAAGACATCAAGCTATGTGCCGGAAATCAAGGCTGGCAACAAGTGTATGGCATTCGGTGACTTTAGTTATTACTGGGTAGCTGACAGACAGGGACGCTCTTTCAAGAGACTGAATGAACTCTTTGCTATGACCGGACAGGTTGGCTTTCTTGCAAGTCAGAGACTGGACGGCAAGCTGATTCTCCCGGAGGCTATTAAGACACTTACCATCAAGAAAGCGTGATGTAAATGATAACGCTGAAAGAAGCGAAGAATTATCTGAGAGTGGATTATGATGAGGATGACAAACTGATTCAGAATCTGCTGCTTACAGCTAAAAATCTGGTAATGGACGTTGGTAGAATGGACGAGGATGCTTTTACCCAAAATGAAGATACCGTGCGGACTGCGATGCTTTTCGCACTTGGTTATCTTTATGAAAACAGAAGTAATCCCGATTATCAAAAGTTAACGCTGAATCTCCGTTCTATCCTGTTTGCACAGAGAGAGGGCGTGATTTGATGGAAATCGGAAATCTGAATCAGAGAATCACCATTCTGGAACACAGAACTGTTATTGACGAAATCGGCAACCACATCACAAAATGGGAAGAAACATTCTCCCTGTGGGCAAAGGTGACTGTGAAAACAGCAAGTGAAACCACTGATGCAGGAATAACCAGAGAGGTACAGAAGCTTGAATTTCTCGTCCGTCAAAGTCCTGCATCACTGAACATCAGCAGCACCAATTTCCGCATCCTGTTCCGAAACAGTATCTACAACATCACAGGAATTATTCCTCTTTATGACCGCAACGATTACCTGAAAATTGAGGGTGAAACAAGAAAGGCAGGTGTGCCCGATGACTTCAATTGATAACATGGCTGCTGAAATTATGAAAGGTCTGACGGAATACGCCGACCTTGCAAATGAGAGCATGAAAAAGGCGGTAAAGAAAACTGCGACTTCTGTCAAGAAAGAGATATCTTCCAATGCACCAAAGGACACCGGTGCTTATGCGAAAAGCTGGGCAGTTAAAAAGACAAAGGAAAACAGCCATTCTCTTGAAATGACTGTACATTCCAAAAACAGATACCAGCTTGCACATCTCCTCGAAAAAGGCCACGCCAAGCGTGGCGGCGGACGTGTGGCAGGAAAACCACATATATCCCCCGCAGAAGAAAGCGGTGTGCAGCTGTTTGAAAAACTGATCGAGGAGGCACTCAAATGACCTACGAACAAATCGCAGAAATGATGGAAGAAATGGAGCTGCCTTTTGCTTACCACCATTTTGCTGAGGGCGAGAGTCCCAAGCCTCCTTTTTTACTGTTTTTATCTCCCGGAGAGAATACATTTTCTGCGGATAATCAGATGTATTTCAGCTTTAAACAGCTGGATATTGAACTATATACAGACGTTAAGAATCCTGAACTGGAAAATCAGATAGAACAGGTTCTGAAACGTCATAAAATCTACTATACAAAATCAGAAGTATGGATAGAGTCCGAAAAACTCTATGAAGTACTTTACGAAACGGAGGTATAACTTATGGCAAACAAGAAGAACAAAGTTAAATTCGGTTTGCAGAATGTCTACTGGGCGAAAATCAATGAATGGGGTGAAGACCCGGACGGCAACAAGACCGTTCCTGCATATGGAGAGTCAAAGCATCTGCCGGGTGCCGTATCGCTTTCTATTGATGCAAACGGCGAGGCCGAAAATTTTCATGCGGATAACGGTGTATATTACGTGATTAACAACAACGCCGGCTACACCGGTGACCTTGAAATTGCCCTTATCACAACCGAATTTGCAACGGAAATCTTAGGAGAAATTCTCGATAACAACGGTGTTCTTGTGGAAAGAAATGATACAGAACTTGCACAGTTTGCATTGATGTTTGAGTTTCTTGGAGACAAGCACCACATCAGACACGTGATGTACTGCTGCTCGGCTTCACGTCCTACAACAGAATCTGCAACTACAGAGGAAAGCACAGAAGTTAAGACGGAAAAGCTGTCGCTGAAAGCTACTCCTTTGCCCACAGGTCTTGTAAAGTCCAAGACAACCGAAAGCACGTCAGATACAGTTTACAACAACTGGTTCAAGATGCCGTACAGCCCGAATACAAAAACATCCACAACTACTACAACCACTACGACTTCATAAGGAGGTATATCTATGTCTATCAAAAAGAATATTACCATTGACGGTATGGAAGTGCCATTTAAGGCAAGTGCTGCTGTGCCTCGCCTTTATCGTCTGAAGTTCCGCAGGGATATTTACAAGGACTTTGCATCGCTGAAAACGGATGTGGAAGAGGGCGATGAGAACAAGAGCGAACTTGATATCGAAAGCCTTGAGGTTTTCGAGAACATCGCCTACATCATGGCAAAACACGCTGACCCTGAAAACGTTCCCGACAGTCCTGATGATTTTCTGGAACAGTTCAACACCTTCAGTATTTATGAGATCCTGCCACAGTTGATTGAACTGTGGGGGTTAAATACAGCAACGCAGATTGAATCTAAAAAAAACATCGCCCGACTGACCGACCGATGACAACGCCATTATTCCTGTTAAGATGCAAACAGCTCGGTCTTTCTATGACCGAGCTGGATTTGCTTACGATTGGACTGATAAACGATATGTTCACGGAACGTGAAAATGATGACTACGATGGCTGGAATGAAATGGCTTCACAGGCGGATTTTGATTCATTTTAAATTTTTGATATATTCTGTGCAAACAATTTCAAGCCTTTCAAAATCATTGCATCTCTTTGAAAGAGGCGTAGAATTACCATCACGTTTTTTCAAGAAATAAAGTGTGTTAGCATTTTTGCGAATTTTATCCTGTATGGACTTTATTACCCTGTATTCGGCTAACAACAAGGACTTATACTTGAGGTTTCTCTGCAAATTAATATCTACATATGTACACTCACTATTCGGAACAGGAAACATATTATTTATGTTTATCACACAATAGTTTTTAACTTTAATAAAATCAATGCTTTCCTTCATTGATTTATGCTTTTCTTTGAATGAAGAAAGCGGTGCAAAATAATCAAATCCATTTATTGAAAGCACAACACCGATATATTTTCTTTCATTTTGTTGTCCTGGCTTTTTATTATGAAACAAATGTGGTGCATATGGAAGCAAGTAATCAATATACTTTGGATTTACTTCATAGAATTTTATATTATCCATACTCCTCCTATAAAACAAGCGAGGGCAAGTTGAACTTTCCCTCGCTGTTAAATGTCGCATTCAGAGCTGCGAAACGCTCACTTTTAACTTTCTTGTATAGAGTCAAGAGAAACTCACTTAATAAATCTCTCATTTTGGGCTGAGATACACCCTCTGGATATATTATATGTCATAAAAGCAAAAAAGTCAATAGGCTTCAAAAAAAATTTAAAAAAGTGAGGTGAAACCACATGGCAAACAGAATCAAAGGCATTACAGTTGAAATCGGCGGTGATACCACTAAGCTAAGTAAGGCTCTGGAAAGTGTCAACAAGAACATCAAAAGTACTCAGACGCAGCTGAAGGACGTGGAAAAGCTTCTGAAGCTTGACCCGAAGAATACAGAGCTGCTTTCTCAGAAACAAAAGCTGCTTGCTGACAGTATTTCTGCCACCAAGGAGAAACTGACAACGCTGAAAACTGCCGCAGAACAAGCCAATACCGCGCTTGCCAATGGTGAAATCTCTCAGGAACAGTATGACGCACTGCAGCGTGAGATTATCGAAACGGAACAGGAACTCCGCAATCTCGAAACCGAAGCCGGAAAAGCATCGGACTCTTTGAAACAAATCGGTGAAGCCGGAGAGGTTCTCCAGAGTGTCGGGGACAAGATTTCTGATGTGGGAGGAAAACTAACCACTCATGTTACTGCCCCACTTGCCGCCGCAGGTACTGCAGCAGTCAAGACAGCCTCTGACTTTGATTCTGCAATGTCCAAGGTTGCCGCTGTATCCGGTGCAACCGGTGATGACCTGGATAAGCTTCGTGACAAGGCTCGTGAAATGGGTTCTAAAACAAAGTTTTCAGCATCAGAAGCCGCTGAAGCTATGAACTATATGGCTATGGCAGGCTGGAAAACCGGCGATATGCTTTCCGGTATTGACGGTATCATGAACCTTGCGGCTGCAAGTGGCGAGGATTTGGCAACCACATCGGATATTGTAACTGATGCATTAACTGCCTTTGGCTTATCCGCTGCTGACAGCGGTCATTTTGCCGATGTCTTAGCGTCCGCAAGTTCCAATGCCAATACCAATGTATCTATGCTCGGTGAATCCTTCAAGTACTGTGCTCCGATTGCAGGTGCTTTGGGATTTTCCTGTGAAGATACAGCCGAGGCATTAGGCTTAATGGCAAACGCAGGCATCAAGTCCACACAGTCCGGTACTTCCATGCGTTCTATTATGACCGCATTGTCGGGAGAGGTCAAGTTCTGTTCCTCTTCTTTTGGTGAAATGGAGATTGCAACCAGCAACGCTGATGGCTCCATGCGTGACCTTTCCGATATTCTTGCGGACTGCCGTGTAGCATTTGACCAGATGTCAGAATCTGAAAAAGCAAGTGCAGCACAGGCTCTTGTGGGCAAGAACGCCATGTCGGGTTTCCTTGCTTTGATGAATGCCGCGCCCCAGGACGTGGAGAAGCTGTCCTCTGCGATTGAAAACTGTGACGGCACATCACTTTCTATGGCGGAAACCATGCAGGACAACCTTGGCGGTCAGCTGACTATCTTAAAATCACAGCTGGAAGAACTGGCTATTTCTTTTGGAGAAATTCTGATGCCTGTCATCAGATCAATCGTAACGAAAATTCAGGAATTTATTGATAAACTCAACGCCATGGACCCTGCCACAAAGGAGACGATTGTGAAAGTTGCTCTCGTTGCTGCGGCAATGGGTCCTTTATTGGTGGTAATCGGCAAAGTCATATCCTCGGTGGGAAGTCTGATGACCTTTATCAGCAAAGTTCCGACTATGATTGCAGGTGCAAAGACAGCATTTTCCACTCTTGGAGCTGCCATTGGCGGTATTTCTGCACCGGTGGTGGCTGTGATTGCAATCATTGCTGTACTGGTCGCTGCTTTTGTAAATCTGTGGAATACCAATGAGGATTTCAAAAACAGCATTCTCTCCATTTGGGAACAGATAAAATCTACATTTGAAAGACTTACTTCCGGTATCGTCGACCGAATCAATGCGCTCGGCTTTGATTTTGAGAACTTCGGCGAACTTGTAAAAGCTGTATGGAATGGACTTTGTGAAGTTCTTGCCCCGCTGTTTGAGGGCGTATTTCAGCACATTGCAGATATTTTCTCTTTCGTCACCGACACCATTTTAAGTATTCTCGACATTTTCATCGGTCTGTTTACCGGAAACTGGGATCAGTGCTGGAATGGCATAAAAGACCTCTTTACAGGCATATGGGATTTCATTGTAAACTCACTCAGCAATATTCTGAACACGCTGACCGGTGTGTTAGATGTATTCCTTGGTTGGTTCGGTACTTCATGGGACGAGGTCTGGACAGCAATCAAGGATTTCTTTATTGGTATATGGGAAAGTATTTGTTCCTTTTTCCAATCAATCGCAGATTTCTTCGTAAACACCTGGAATGCGATTTCTTCCTTCTTTACGGGTATTGTAACTGCTATTCATGATACAGCAGTTTCTATTTTTACGGCTGTTTATGACTTTTTCGCAGGAATCCTGACAAGCATTCACGATTTCTTCTCCACGATTTTCAATGCCATATGGACGGTCATTTCTACGGTATGCACCACAATCTACAATACCATTTCAAGCATATGGAATACGATATATGAGTTCATTTCTCCGCTTTTGGAGGCTTTGAAATATCTGTTTGAAACCATTTTCCAGGCAATACATATCATTATCAGCAATGTGATGGACTGGATTTCCGAGAATATACAGACCATATGGAATGCCATTGTGGAGTTTATCACGCCTTTGCTTGAGGGCATTAAGTCATTCTTTGAAACCATATGGAATGCAATCAGTACTGCAATTTCCACGGTGCTGAGTACGATTTCAAATATCATCACCACAGTATGGAATGCAATTTCAGGCTTTATTTCAAACGTGATGAACACCATCAAATCGGTAATTTCCTCCATCTGGAACGCCATCAGCGGTGCGATTTCAGGTGTCGTAAATGGAATCAGAAATACGATTTCTTCCGTTTGGAACAGCATTTCTTCTACGATTTCATCGGTGATGAATACCATTCGTTCTACGGTGACAAGCATCTGGAACAGCGTAAAATCAGCGATTTCCAGTACAATCGGCGGTATTTACGATACCATTAAGGGCGGATTTGATAAGGCGGTAAATTTTGTAAAGGGACTGGCGAGTGATGCATTCAGCTGGGGTTCGGATATCATCAGCGGCATTGTTGACGGTATCAAAAGCTGTATTAACTGGATTTCCGATGCCTGTACAGATGTGGCGGATACCATCAGAAGCTATCTGCACTTCTCTGTACCGGACGTAGGTCCGCTGACGGAATACGAAAGCTGGATGCCGGACTTTATGCAGGGCTTGGCAGACGGCATTATCAAAAGCAAAAAGGTCGTGGCAAAGGCAGTATCCGGTGTGGCGGACACGATGAAGATTGCACTGAATTCCGACCTTAGCTACAAACTTGACGGCATGACAGGTGCTATCATGAACGGCGGGACTGAAAGTTCTGTGGTCAACAACTACTACAATAACGACAACAGCCGGACAGTGAATCAGACCAATAATAGTCCGAAAGCACTGTCACGGCTGGAGATTTACAGACAGACGAAGAATGCGGTGAAAGTGTAATTAAAATATGTTTAATTCACTTTTCAGCTCTAAAATTCTTTTTTCAATTTCTTGTATGACTTTAATAAATTCAGAATCAGATTTTCCTGTCGGATCATCAAGCCCCCAGTTGTCATCAAACGGTCTGCCAATAAACGGACAACCTACATTGCACCCCATTGATATGGCAATATCAGGTTCGGGAATATCAGATACCAGCTTCGAGTATTGTGTTTTCTCCATATCAATTCCGTAGAGTTGTTTCATAATGCGTACAGCATCTTGATTTATCTTCGGTTTTGTTTCTGTACCTGCAGAATAGCTTTCAAAAACATCCCCTGCAAGATGATTACCGAGAGCTTCTGCTATCTGACTTCGGCAGGAGTTGTGAACACATATAAAAGCAACTCTTTTCATTCAGTCCTCCTGTAAAACGGGCATCTCGTTTTAATACACTGAGCATTTTTATTTGAAAAATCACATGAAAAATTATCACATTCCAAATCAATGCCGTATGTTTTACTAACAAACTCAGCAGCAGTTTTAATCGCAAGAAATCCGTTTCTTTTACAGCATCTCGGACCACCGATTTCAGAAACCTTCAAAAGAACATTTGATACAAGTTGTAAATTATGCTTGTAATATTCATTGCTTGAAAGAGGTCCTGTTTCATGAATAATCGCAAGTGCTGCACCTACAGATGAAGCAGAGCCACACATTCCCCATTTCCCGCAAGTTGCTCCGGGCATATCAGAACCACGATTTGCAAGTTCATCAAGTGCTGTGTCAAGATTGAATTTTACACCCGCATTGTACATTGCGGTCATGAAGGCAGCACCATCTATTATATGATGAATGGGACCGTGCATAGGAACGTTTGAAAATTTTATGAGTTTGCGCCATATCATATATGGGTTTTTGCTTTTTTCTTTTAAGCAGATTTCTTTTATCTGATTCATTGTTTATCCTCCTGTGATGTGAAAATAGATGAAATCATATTTATCAAAGTAATATCAATGTTATCTGAATAAGAGTAGTGGGACCATTTTCCTTCTTTTCTTACGTTGACAATTCCGTTATCACACAGTATTTTCATATGATGTGAAAGCGTAGGCTGTGTAATATTCAATGTTTCCAACAGCTTGCAGGCGCATAATTCTCCACCATGAAGCATCTGAAGAATTCGGATCCTATTTTCATCACCAAGTGCTTTAAAAACCGAAGCTACATTTTTACAGTCTGTCATCATTTGTACGCCTCTTTCATATTGGTAATTATCTATATGACATTATAACATATAGATTGATGGCTGTCAATATGTTTTTACAGAAAGGAGTGATTCCAGATGTTCTATACCCTAACCCTCGAAAACGAAACCGGTCAGCAAATCGACTTGTCCAAAACAGCAAACAGGTTCATGTTCTCAAAGATTGAAGGGCTGAATCCGCCTGCCGGAACAGTCAGCACATCAAGCTATGCCGGAATGGACGGCAGCTACCTCAACAATGCTTTCATTGAAAAGCGAAACGTGGTCATTCCCTTTGAAATGCGTGGCTTTGATGTTGAAAAACGCAGGCATGAGCTGTATCAGGTGGTCAAGCCATCACGATACATCAAAATATATTACTCCACAAAAAACATCTCTGTGTATGCTGAGGGTATTGTGGAGACCTGCGAAATGGAGAACTTTGAAATGCTGACCAAAGGGCAGATATCTATTCTCTGCCCCGATATTTACTGGTATTCCACAGAAACGCAGATTGCCGAATATTCCAAAATCCGTGGCGCTTTTCACTTCATTTTCCCCGATAACGATGAACCGTTTCCAATCGGTCAATACAGTACACAAAACATCATGACCATTGTCAATGACGGTGATGAAGTGGGCTTTACCCTTGAAATCAGCGGAGGTCCTGCAAAGAATCCAACTATTTACAACGCTTTGACGGACGAATATATGCAGATTCTCGGCGATATCAAAGACGGCGATATCATCACCATAACTACGAAAACTGGCAATAAGACGGTTACACTGGAGCGTGAGGGCGTTACCACAAATATCATCAATCGGCTTGTTTCGGGTTCCACCTGGCTTACCTTAAAGCAGGGAGAAAATAAGTTTTATGTCCGTGCGTCTGAGGGACTGTCAAGCCTGAAAGTCCGTCTGATACACCGCAATGCATACTTGGGAGTGTGATTTATGCAGATTGAAATATACAATATGATTCCGGCTGATGACAAACTCTCCATAACTCTGGAGGCAGTGTGCGACAGCTTTTCTTCTCTCCTGTGGGATATTGAATACTATGCCTGCGGTGTATTTGAAGTGTACATTGCCGCATCTCCGAAAAATATTGAAATCTTCCGGACAGGCAGAATTGTGGGGCGTGATGATGATAAAGAACACTACGGACTGATTGAATCGGTACAGCTGGAAACAGATGCAGAAGACGGCGACTATCTCATTGTGAGCGGTCGCTTTTTAATGTGTCTGCTGGAGAGAAGAATCATTTATCCCACTTTCAACTTTACAAAGAAAGTTTCATACGCACAGATCGTGAATAATGTGGTGCAGTATAACGCCTGCAGGACAGGTGCGAGAAAGATTCCGGGGCTTTCGATTGGTGATTCTTCCGGCTCTTGCTGGAATCAGAACACCAAACTGCAAATCAGCTACGATAACCTTATGAAATGGATATACACCATTTGCGAGAAAATCGGTGGGACTGCCAATATACGACTGGTAAAGACGACCGATGAACAGTATGAAATGCTGCTTGAATTGTCTGAGGGTACAGATAGAAGTATCTTACAAGAGGATAACCCACATATTGTTTTCTCAGACGGATATAACAATCTGCTTTCATTTTCCTATTCCACAGATAGTTCTGTGCAGAGAAACTATGCCTACATATTGGGCAAGGGCGAAGGAGAAGAGAGAAAACATACCACATATTGTGACGGCGATGAACCGGAACATCTTGACCGCTATGAGGTGTACGTGGACGCAAAGGATATGGCGGACGAAGAACAGGAAGACGGCGCATCCAAACCAATTCCCGATGATGAATACATCAATCTTTTACAGGAAAAAGGCAAGGAGAGCATGGTGCAGCCCCTTGTGGTTTCTGAATCGCAGATTGCGGTACAGCAGGCACAGTTCCGATATGGTGTAGATTATTTCGTGGGAGATTATGTGACAGTGGAACACCGCAGATTTGGTCTGCGGCAGAATAAAATACAGCTGATCGGTATGATTGAGAGCTTCGACCAGAACGGCAGAAATCTCACACCCACATTCAAGGAGGTATGACTATGGCATTTTCATATGGATTTTTCAACGCAAAGAATCTCGACAGAACATATACTGCCGAGAATTTCTGTGACTATCTTGGCAGTATCATCTGCAACGGCATTCAGGACAATTACGGTCAGTGTTTCAAGCTGACAGCAAACAAGCTAAAACTGACTATCGGCAGCGGCAAAGCTTGGATAAACGGACATTACTTTCTTTCTGATACGCCGTATACTTACGACCTTTCAGGCTATGTGAATGAATCTCTGGGCAGATATTTATCAGTAGGTATCTGCTGTAATACAGGTGAAAACTATCGCAAGATAGAGTTTGAAATTCTATCCGGTACACCTGCCACATCGCCGTCAATTCCAAGATTCAAAGATACAGAAACCAAAACATATCTCACCCTTTGTGCCGTCAGGATTGATGCCGGTGCAGCAGAAATTAAAATAACGGATTACAGGGAAAATACAACCTACTGCGGATATGTACGCTGTATTCTCGGAAAATGCAAGGTCACGGATATGATGTCACAGCTTTCGGAGATTACAGCACAGATAAATGATTACAATTCAACCATTCTTCAGCTAACCAATCAGGTGTCAGAACTGACAACAAAGGTAGATGAAATGACCGGAGATGTGGTTTCAGTCGGCAAATGCGGTGCTGATATCAACTACGTTCTCTACTCTGACGGCAGGTTGATTCTCAAAGGCACGGGAGCAATGTATGATTATATGGGTGCATATGAAACAAGCGGAAACAAATCTCCGTTCTGCGAAAATGATAACATCACTTCTGTTGTCGTTTCAGAAGGCATCACAACGGTTGGTGAATATGCTTTCCAATACTGCAACAATCTGAAAACAGCCACTCTTCCGACAACGCTCAGAACCATCAAGCGAAATAGTTTCATACCGCACATTGATGAATATCTGGTGCATCAGAATCTTTATGGACTGACTGAAATTACAATTCCGTCTAAAGTGACCGAGATAGCAAAGTCTGCCTTTGCAGGTACAGCTATCAAATCCCTTACCATTCCCGCATCTGTGACAACAGTCGGTGAACAGGCGTTTGGAGAATGTCAGAAGCTTGAAACCGTTCGATATAGCGGTAAGGTCATCGGTGACAGAATGTTTGTACGCTGTATCAAGCTGAAGAATTTCACGATCACCAAAAGCACAACAGAACTTATCGGCGGCTGTTTCAACTACTGTGAAAGCCTCACGCAAATCACTTATGAGGGCAGTCTTGCTGAATGGAGTGCAGTAAAAAAGAACACCAACTGGGACGGTCATTCAAGCAGTACAGTAGATAGTCCGCTTGTCAGGATTCAGTGCCTGGACGGATATATGGAATATGATGCAGATGCGGAAACTTGGGAGGAAGTGAAGGCATGATAAAATTTCTTGTAAAGGGACAAAACATCGAAACTCTGGAGCATGAGGTCATTGCAGCTGACCAGATTGCTTTTGTAAAGATACACTTTGTATTTGATAACAGCTGGAAACCGCTGCATAAGGTGGTACAGTTCACTCAGGACGAGTTCACCTACAACAGAGTTCTTGGCTTTGATGAGACAAGCTGTGTGCTGCCGGCAGAACTCGCTGCTGGTGCTGTGAAAATGTCTCTTTTCGGTTATGATGCAGAATCATCGGAAACTGTCAGGGCAACAACGGTTGTGAAAACGCTGCATATCAGACCGTCTGGTTTTGACGGTGAGAGCAGCAATGTACCGCCAACGCCCGACCTTTATCAGCAGTTGCTTCAAAAGATAAGTGAAAAGGGAGCTGACGGCAAGTCGGCATTTGAGATTGCTGTAGAGAATGGCTTTATTGGTACAGAAACTGAGTGGCTGGAAAGCCTGAAAGGTTCTGACGGAAAAGATGGAACTGACGGAACAAATGGACAGGACGGTAAAGATGGCATTGACGGTGCTCCTGGAACTGATGGAAAATCCGCATACATCATTGCTGTAGAGCATGGATTTACCGGAACAGAAACAGAGTGGCTGGAAAGCCTGAGAGGTAAAGACGGAAAAGACGGTACCGACGGACAGCCCGGAAAAGATGGAGTTGACGGAACAAATGGACAGGACGGTAAAGATGGCATTGACGGTGCTCCTGGAACTGACGGAAAATCTGCATATGAAATTGCCATTGCAAATGGCTTTATTGGCACAGAAGCGGAGTGGCTTGAAAGCCTGAGAGGTTCTGATGGCAAGGATGGTGAACAGGGTCCTCCAGGGAATGACGGAAAAGACGGCATCACGCCTGATATATCAGATTATCCGGATAAAGCAGATTTTGAGGAACTGCAGCAGAAATTACAGTCTTTGCAGGATAGCACTATGGATTATATCATGGGTCTTACAAGCAGATGCGATTCGTTTGATGCCGACACTCAGCAGCTAAGAGATTCTGTTCAGTTTGATTTTCAGACAAAGGAAGAAGAAATCCTTGCTCTTGAAACCAGAATTATCGCTCTTGAAAGCCGCTCCGGTATTGAATACATCACGGTCTTTTCTTCCGGCAGTGATGCTTTGCAGAAATATGGTGAGAGCGTCTACACTTATTACAACGATGGTTACCGTTCACTTGCAGGCTTTGCGGAAAGTTATCCCCATTTCTGCTGTGCAGAGAATGACTATGCTTTGTACTTCAATCAGTCGGATTTCAGCTGGGCAGGAACTGTATTTGTGCTTTGCCTGACACCGGTTGCTCTCACTTCTTCCATGAATCTGATTCTCAGCTATACAGTCGGCGCATCACAGGACGCTGAATTTTATCTGGTGAAGAAAGCTGATAAGACCGGGGCTGAACTGGCTCAGTATATCTATGGGGAAATTCAGGCAGGAAATGCAGTAACTTTACAATTCAAATGGCTTTATTCCGATACATATATTTCCGTGATGCAGTCATTGGAAAATGTACCGGATGGAGAATATTATCTTGCCTTCAAAGGCACATCGGACAATTCACATCCGATGGTAAAATCAATCAAATTTATGGGAGGATGATGTTTATGAAGGAATGGCTTTGTACAATCGCAGGCATTGTGGGCGGATTTATCGCAACGCTATTTGGCGGCTGGGATTCTGCACTTGCAACACTTGTGGTCTTTATGGGTATTGATTTTGCAACAGGTCTGGTCACTGCAGTCATGGGAAAATCCAAACATAGCAAAAGCGGTGCGCTAAATAGCAAGGCAGGCTGGATTGGTCTTGCGAAGAAGTTCTGCATTCTGCTCATGGTTGTGGTTGGTGTGAGAATCGATATTCTCATCGGCACAAACTACATCAGAGATGCGGTCTGCATCAGCTTCTGTCTGAATGAGCTGCTGTCTATTGTGGAAAATACCACGCTGATGGGCGTACCCTATCCGCCTGTATTCAAAAAAGCAATTGATGTTCTGCAAACAAAAGTAGGCAGAGTGGAAGAAGAAATCAAGGAGGAAAATGACAATGGCAATTCTGAAACCTGATAACACAACAACTCTTTGCGGTGTAACCGTCAACGAATTTCTGCTCACAAAACACAATCCAAACCACATCGATATGCCCTCCGTTTCTATGGAGGGCAAAGTTATCGGTATTACTGTTCACAACACAGATTGGATTTCGGTAGCAAGTGGAACGACACCTGCGGAGCAATACACCAGAGCAACTTACAATGGCAATATGAAAGACGTCAGAGTACATTATTATGTAGACAACACCTGTGCTTGGCAGAATCTGCCCCTTAGCCTCTCCGGCTGGCACGCCGCTGACGGCAGTGGAAACGGCAACCGCAGAAATATCGCTATTGAGTGTATTATGTCTTCTGCATACAACGATAAGGACAAGAAGTCGGAGGATAATTGTGCCAGGCTTGCGGCAGCACTTTTGAAAAAGTACAACCTGGACATCAATCACCTCTACACCCATACCCATTGGCTGAATGTCCGTGACGGAAAATCGGGTACTGTGGACTATCTCAATACGGCGAAGAATTCTTACAAAAACTGTCCTGCCTACATTCTGCCTCATTGGGCGGAATTTAAGAAGAAGGTCGAATCTTATCTGAGTGCTGGTTCTACATCTACAACTCCAAATCCTACACCTGCAAATCAGCTTTACAGAGTAAGAAAGTCCTGGTCTGACGCTAAAAGCCAGATTGGTGCATATTCTTCTCTGGAAAATGCAAAGAAAGCCTGCAAGACTGGCTATAGCGTTTTTGATAATTCAGGAAAAGTGGTATATACCGTTGCCGAAAAGACATATACAAAAGGCGCAAAAATTACGCTGAACAATACCACATTGTATTCCTCCAGCACAGTCAAGACTGGAACAAAGAAATCCGGAACGTACTATCTCTATGATGGACAGGTTGTAAATGGCAAAATGCGTATTACAAATTCTGCTGCAAACTGCGGAAAAACGCCTGCCGGTTCCTATGTCACCGGTTGGGTGAACAAGGCTGACATCTGATAACGATCCCCACGAGATATGAATTTTTCATATTTCGTGGGGATTTTTTGTTTTTCGGTACTCAAAAGCCATATTTCCGTCCTATGTAAAGTAGGAGGTGATTTCAATGACAGATGCACAAAAATCTACTGTACTCACATTGCGTTCAAAGGGAATGTCGTTTTCTATGATAGCGGAAACTGTAGGATTGTCTGTCAACACGATAAAATCCTTTTGTAGCAGACATAAAGGGCAGTTCTGCCTTTGCTGCGGCGAGCCAATCACGCAGCCGCCAAGAGTACGTCAGAAAAAGTTCTGTTCGGATAAATGCAGAATGAAATGGTGGAATGCTCATATAAAAGATGTTAACAGGAAAGCCATGTACGATTTTATCTGCTCAAATTGTGGTAAGCCTTTTCAGGCATACGGCAATAATCACAGAAAATACTGCTGCCACAGATGCTATATTCTTGCACGATTTGGAGGTGAAAAAGATGGATATTCAGAAGGAAGCCATGTACCAGGTGACGATGAGCATTGTAAAGAAGATGTTTCATGCAAATTTGATTTCGGAGGATGAATATCGTCAGATTGATACAATGTTCAGGGAGAAATACGAGCCGAAAATCGGCACATTATTCGTTGACTTAGAGCCTGAACAGCGGTAATATGTGTAGTGAAAGGAGGGCTGTTATGCGTAAAATCATCAAAATAGAACCTACGGAGCCCGTATTGCCAAGGCGAAAGCGAGTGGCTGCTTATGCTCGTGTATCAATGGAGTGTGAACGCCTTATGCATTCAATGTCAGCACAAATAAGCTACTATAGCGAACTGATACAAAAGAATCCCGAATGGGAGTACGCAGGTGTTTATGCTGATAATTTTATATCAGGAACAGAGACCAAGAAACGGCAGGAGTTTCAGAGAATGATTTCTGACTGTGAAAAAGGACTCATTGATATTATCCTTTGCAAGAGTATATCACGATTTGCCAGAAACACAGTGGATCTTCTGGAAACGATACGGCATCTGAAAGATATCGGTGTTGAAGTACGATTTGAAAAAGAGAACATCAATTCCTTGTCGGGTGATGGCGAACTGATGCTGACCATTCTCGCCAGCTTTGCACAGGAAGAAAGCCGTAGTCTTTCTGAAAATGTAAAGTGGGGCATTCGGAAACGCTTTGAAAAAGGTGATCCATGCAATCGAAATCCAATACTCGGCTATGAATGGGTTGATGACAAACTGGTCGTTGTCCCGGAAGAAGCAGAAATTGTAAAGAGAATATTCCGAAACTTCCTTGACGGAAAATCAAGGCTGGAAACGGAACGGGAACTGAATGCCGAAGGTATCACAACAAAGAGAGGATATCGCTGGATAGATTCCAATATAAAGGTTATTCTGACCAATATCACGTATACAGGCAATATGCTTCTGCAAAAGGAATACATTACCGACCCGATTACCAAACGCCGAAAGAAGAATAACGGCGAACTGCCAAAATACTATGTGGAAAATACGCATGAAGCCATTATAGATATGGAGACTTTCAGGTGGGTGCAGGAGGAAATGGAAAGAAGGAAAAAGTTAGGCCCTCTGGCAAACAAATCACTGAATACCTGCTGCTTTACAGGAAAAATCAAGTGTCCTTTCTGCCATAAAAGCTATATGCATGAAGTCAGAACAGACCGAGGTTATGCAGAATACTGGCTTTGTGGAAGCAGAAAGATAAAAGGCGGTCGCTGTACTGTCGGCGGCAGTATCAATCATAAGCACTTACAGGAAACCTGTGCAAAAGTACTTGGATTGCAGGAATTTGATGAGGCTGTTTTTCTTGAACGTGTGGATGTTATTTATGTTCCGAAGCGTGAAACATTAGAGTTTCATCTGAAAGACGGAACAGTTGTAACGGAAGCGTGTAAAAACACAGGCCATCAGGACTGCTGGACGGAAGAACGAAGGGCTGCCACTTCCTTGAAACGCAAAAATGGAAAAAGACCGAATCGGGCGGATATGACTTGTTTCTCAAAAGTGATTAAATGCGTAAGGTGCGGATGTAATTTCCGGAAAGGCACACGCACCTCTGCAAATGGCGACAAAGTTAGTCACTGGAGATGTTCGGAACATAAAGGATGTAATTCCGTAAGTCTTCGTGATGATTTACTGCGTACTATGGCAGCACAGGTTCTCAGCATCGATGCATTTAATGAAGAGGAGTTTGAACAGAGAATTGACCATATCGATGTGGAAGAAGACAGACTGGAGTTCTATTTTCGAGATGGTCATTCTGTAACGGATCATTGGCCAATACCAAGGAGGAAAAAATGCCAAAAATAACGAAAATACCTGCATCAATCAGCCGATACACATCAGCACCGATTGATGCACCTGTCAAGCGTAAGGTTGCTGCCTATGCTCGTGTGTCAACCGACAGCGAAGAACAGTTAACTTCATACGCTGCTCAGATAAGCTATTACACTGAATACATAAAAGGACGTGAGGACTGGGAGTTTGTTGGGGTGTACACTGATGAGGGTATCAGCGGTTGTTCCACCAAACGCAGAGAGGGCTTTCAGCGAATGATATCGGACGCAATGGCAGGAAAAATTGACCTTATCATAACAAAAAGTGTGAGCCGTTTTGCAAGAAATACTGTTGACAGCCTGACAACCATTCGTCTTCTGAAAGAAAATAACGTGGAGTGTTATTTTGAAAAAGAGAATATCTGGACGTTCGACGGCAAAGGAGAACTGCTTCTTACCATTATGTCGAGTATAAGCCAGGAAGAAGCACGTTCTATTTCAGAGAATGTAACCTGGGGACACAGAAAGCGTTTTGCCGATGGTAAGGTTAGTGTTGCCTACAGCCGGTTTCTCGGATATGACAAAGGCCCTGATGGAAAAATGGTTGTGAACCCGGAACAGGCCGAAATTGTAAAGCTGATATACCGTCTGTTTCTTGAAGGCATGACACCGCATACGATTGCTATTCATTTAACAGAGAAAGGCATTAAAACGCCCGGCGGAAAAGATAAGTGGAATGCAACTACAATCCGCCGTATTCTGACAAATGAAAAGTACAAAGGTGACGCACTCCTTCAGAAAGAATTTACTGTGGACTTTCTGACCAAAAAGACAAAGAAAAACTGTGGTGAAATACCGATGTACTATATCGAAGATGACCATGAAGCCATTATCGATCCTGCAGTATTTGATATGGTTCAGCAGGAAATGGAACGCAGAAAGACAGGAACATCACGCTATAGCGGTGTCAGTATCTTTTCAAGTAAAATTAAGTGCGGTGAATGCGGAGGGTGGTATGGGGCTAAGGTCTGGCACTCCACCGACCAGTACCGTAAAGTTATCTACCGCTGCAACAACAAATATAACGATGAGCGCTGTACTACACCGCACATCATGGAAGAGGAAGTAAAGGCTGTGTTTCTGAAAAGCCTGAATAAGCTGCTTGCCAATCGGGATGAACTGATAGAAAACGTAAAGCTGATTTGTGATAAGCTGACCAATACATCAGAACTGGAAGCCGAAAAAGAAAAATATGCCGGGGAAATGTCCCTTGTTGCGGATATGGTTCAGGCGGCAATGCTGGAGAATGCTCGTATCGCACTCGACCAGGAGGAGTACCGGCAGAAAAATGATGTCCTTTCCGCACGATTTGAGGCGGCAAAGAAAAAGCATGACGAATTGGCCATGCGGATTGAAGAAATAGAAACACGAGGACAGAATCTCCGCCACTTTCAGGAAACGCTGGAATCCTTAAACGGACAGGTGACTGAATTCGATAGCGACCTTTGGGGTTCATTGGTTGATTACATCACGGTTTATGAGAACGGAGAAAAAACGGTTACTTTCAGAGATGGAAGTGTGATTTAAGAGAATGATGAAATAAAGGGTCTACTGCAGTATGTGCGTACTGTAGCAGACCCTTTTTGTTTGACTCCTTAAGAGGTAGTGGTTATGCGTTTTGGTCTTTCAAATATCTGATTGATAAAAAGAAGAAATGGGTCAAATACCCGATTAAACAGCCACATATAAATTGAGCCAAATACATTTGTAAAAATACGAAGTAAAACTGCATAAGCAAGACCAAAAGTTGGTACAGCCACTGTAATTGCGCTGAATGCATTAAATGCAGATTGCCATACATAGCTGGCAGAGAATCCGGTTCCGATTCCTCCAATAATTCCAAGGCAAGGACGAATTTCTTCCGGCAAAATCAAATATGAAATAAAAAAGATTGCACTGCCTAATATATTGCCTAAAACACGATGCTTTGTGCGATATTCGACATCTTTACGAAATGGTATCAGAACGGACATTGCGGCAATACCAATCCAGTATACTCTCGGAACATTGAGAAGTGCAGCGATTAACATTGCACTGGAAATGCCCACAGAAAGACAGATTTGCCATCTGGTACGGGAAGAAGAAAGATGAATCTCTTTAAATAAGTCCATGAAGCTGCGTTTATATTCCACCTTGCGATGCTTAAAATATAGAATAGAGGCGGTCAAAACAGCTCCGATCAAAAGACTGATCAAACGCATCTGGTATGCTTTTCCGCTTACATCATAACCAAACAGGAGAAGATAGGAAAGCACAAAAGTAGAATGGTTGAACATCGTAATGTTATGACATCCTATCAGTGCCAGAGCGAAAATGCAGATGAGATTGATGCAGAATGACAGTCCGGTGGGAGCGAGATTAGACAGCTTCGGACCAAATGCAAGAATACCATAGATGAAAAGAATTCCAAGTGTGCCCTGAGAATTCTGGATTCCAAGGTCGGAATATCGAAATGATAACACGCAAAGCAGTACAACTACACCGGCAATGCTGTTTTCATTGCCAAAAAGTACAGAAAATAATGTGACAAAGGAAACACAAAAAGCAACAACCAGTGCAATTTTGAATAGATAAACAGCAATATGCTTACATTTATCTTTTGGATTCTTAAAACTTGCAATATACGATTTTGAACCTGCCTGGTTGAGTTGAAGTTCCTGATAAAAATTCATAAGTTACCTCCCATTTTTCATCATTAGATCATTAGCTTCTTTAATGTATTTTATTAAGGCTTCGAATTTTTCGTCTCCGAGGATTTTTCGAAGCCGATAAATAGGCTCCAGACAATACTGGTATGTCTTTTCCAGCTCCATTGTTCCTTTGGCAGTACAAAGGAGCGTATAACTTCGTTTATCATTTGAATTATATTTCTTTTGTAAAAGTTCTTTACGTTCAAGATGTTCGATTAACCGGCTCACTGCAGATTTGCTTAAGCCTGTCAGTACCGTTAATTCAAGGGGTGTCAGTTCTGCGTCTGATAATACAATACGGGAGAGAAGATCCAGTTCCTGCGCAGATGTAATGCCGCCTTTTTGGGCACGCTTTATTTGAAGACTCGTAAAAAGCCGAATTTCCTGTGCTTTTTTCATCATTTCTATCCAGCTCATGTCTTTCATACCTCATGCCTCCTTTTTACCAGAAAATATAGTTCACAATGTAAACTATCCAGCAGTATACACCTATCAGATAAATTTGTCAAGCTTTTGAGATATATTTCTGAAGATTAAATAATTTTTTCTCTTTGGAGAGGAATCTTTCGTGCGATGTGATGAAAAGCGGAATATGCTTTGACTGGGTTGATTTTTTGCTTGGCACCTGAACAACGGTGCTGCCGTATTTTTTAAGAAAAACATCTTGAAAAAATGTGCGAAATTGTTTATAATATACTTATAACAAATTTCACAGTTTATCGGTGCATCATTCGCTCAAATGCACCCAGTAATCTACAAATGCAACCGCTTGGGTGCATTTTCGTGTATGCGTTAAATTGTATCACTTTCGGTACGGCAATAGAGAAAAAAGAGTCCACTTTAATACAATGTAACAAAGGGTGTGCATAATTTTAGAAGCACATAAAAAGACGGAAAAACAGCCTGAAAAAATGTGTCAAATACGCAATACAAGGACAGAAGAAAATGCACCCACTAAGCGAAAAAACCAGTAACCACGGGGGTTTGATGAGTGTGCTATCGTTAGAAGGTTATGAGAAAGCAGTAGCGTGATTGATACAAGATAACCATTGGGTGCAAGTGTGAAAACCCCATAGAATAAGGCTTTGTGAGAATGACCCGTAAAAGAGGGTCTTATTTTTTTGCCTGGAAACAGGAAAATGGCAACATCGGTAGCAGTGAAAACAGGCAGTTTTTGCATACGGTATTAACGATAGCAAAGAGGTATCGTTGCAAGGTTTAATGTTATAACGATTGTAATTTGTGTAGACCTACCAGTCTTTGCACATACCCCTTGACTTTTCTGCCTTTCAGAGTGATGTATGTTACAAACTCGGAATAGGAGGTCTTTTCAATGCTTGAAAATGAAGTTGATTACCGTTTGGCAAAGATGCTGCTTGGCTGTCTTTACCACGATGGCTTACTTACAGAAAAACAAATGCAGAAGGTCTGGGATAAATTACTGGAATACTACCACCCGCCGTTTCAGTCGGTTGAGGTCAGAAAAGAAATCGGAGATGGGGTGACGGTCGGTGAGCGATAAAATTGTCAAGAAGGTGGAGAACCTGCCACAGCTTACGGCTGTTAAAAGAACGGATAAACTCATCCAGCGAGTTGCTGCCTATGCTCGTGTTTCTACGGGCAAGGAAGAACAGCAGACCAGTATTGTGGCACAGAAGGAATATTACACAGATTACATCAAGAGCTATGCCGGATGGCAGTTCGTAGGTGTTTACGCAGACGAAGGCATCAGCGGCTGCAGCACCAAAAGACGAGAGCAGTTCAAACAGCTGATGAGTGATTGTATGGCGGGTAAGATTGATATGGTGCTGACCAAGTCCATATCACGTTTTGGCAGAAATACGGTAGATACGTTGACAGCAATCCGTGAGTTGAAGAGTAAAGGCATAGGAGTGTATTTTGAGAAAGAGCAGGTTTGGACAATGGACTCCAAGGGCGAATTCATCATAACACTTATGTCCTCACTGGCACAGGAAGAATCACGCTCCATGTCAGAGAACATACTGTGGGCAGTCAGAAAACGATATGCCCAGGGCAAAGGCAGCTTTGCCTACTCAAGAGTTCTCGGCTTGGATAAGGGCAAAGAGAAATTTGAAATAGTTGTCAATCGTGAAGAAGCAGTTATCGTGTGCAAGATATTTCGAATGTTCATCCAGGGATTAACACCGCACACAATTGCAATTGCCTTAACAGCGGCAGGAATACCTTCTCCCGGTGGCTGTGAGGTGTGGAGTGTAGCAACTGTTCGCAGGATGCTTTCAAATGAGAAATACAAAGGCGATATGCTTTTACAGAAGGAATTTACGGTAGATTTTCTAACGAAGAAGGTCAAGAAAAATGAAGGCGAACTGCCACAATATTATGTTTCCAACAACCACGAGCCGATTATCGACCCGTGGCTTTTTGATTTTGTGCAGGAAAACTTTAAGAACAGGAAAAGGGAGAATAAACGCAGATACAGCGGTATTGGTTTCTTTAGTAGCAAAATTATATGCGCCAAGTGCGGTGCGACATTTGGCCCCAGACCGTGGCATTCCACTTCCTACAATAATTCAGTATGGCAGTGCCGTAACCGCTATTCGGCCGTGAAATGCAAGACCACGAATATCTATGACAAGCTGCTGTTTTATGTCCTGCACGATGTGGCAAGAAAAAAGATTGTGGCAAAGGACATACGGACAGCAATAGTGGAATTCGCAGCAGATGCGGTCAGTGCTGACAGGCTGGCAGCCATTGAACGCTACATAGAGAACTTTGAAAGCATGAGTGCCTGGAAGATGCTTTCCGATGCAGATGACCTTTCATTCGTGATTGACAGAGTTCTGGTCAAGCCGGATAGGGGCATTGAGGTGCTGTGGCTGGATGGCAGTGTGGATGGATATGAAATTCCGAGGTATACACCGAAAGGCGGAATAGAAGCCTGTATGTCTTTTTGGCATTGTAAAAGTAATTACATTTACAATGCCAAAAAGACATAGAAAATATTTTGTAATAGGGCTTGCAATTACAACTTAAATATGCTAAAATATGAAGTGTAAGACTATATGGAAATGGAGGAGCTGCAGTTGAGCGAAATGAAAAGAAAAACGCCTATGGAACATTTGAATATTGGTGAGTTCAACCGTGGGCAATCTTCAAAATTAATCCGTAATTTAGTGGAAAAAGATAATGCTGCATTTATACAAAAAAATGGGAAGCCAATAGCCGTTGTTATCTCCTATGAACGATACGAGCGATTGCTTAAGTCTGGCATTGATATCAATGAGTTCTGAGTATTCAAAACATGATTAAGGAGGTAACGGAGATGGTTGCGAAAAATTATGGTGTTGTTTATACACCGAATAGACTGGCTGAGTTCGCAGCAGAACTTTTATATAGGGAAGCAGCAGAAACTAATACAGAAATAAAGTCGGTGTTGGATCCTGCGTGTGGCGAATGCGCATTGCTATGCGCTGCAAAGAAATATTTTAATGGTAATGTAAAATATTTGGGAATTGATGTCGATAAAGAAGCGATAATGAATGTTGAGGATGATTTTGAAATTCTTTATAATGATTCAATTCTTCCGCGAAATGTAAAAAAAAAGACGGCAGAATATTGGAAAAGCAAGATGCCAGTAATATCTGCTATAATTGCAAATCCGCCGTGGAGTTCTGAAAAAATATATGTGCGAGAAGAATTGCAGAGTGCCGGTTTCTCGTTGACCACAGGACAATATGATAGCTTTGTGCTATTTATTGAGTTGGCATATAATCTGCTTGATGAGGGAGGATACTTTTCGTTTATTATCCCCGATTCGTTATTTGATGCACAAAACGAAAAACTAAGAAGATTTTTGACTGAAAAGATGCAAATCAAAGTGATTGCCAGACTTGGAGAGAAGATTTTTGAAGAAGTGAATAGAGCAACTACTGTTATTGTTTGCAGAAAAGAAAAGCCAGTCAAAGATTCTGTCACCCACTGTTTCAGACTTACTACGGAAGAAAGAAGAAAGTTTTTGAATTCGAATCAGAGTCTGTTAAACTTTTACAACGAAGATGTGCATGATGTGTTGCAAGGGCGATTTGCTGAAAACGCTGCCTGTAACTTTGACGTTGATACACGCACTGATGAAGAGGCATTGTTGGCTAAAATTAAGAAGCAGTCTATAAGTTGGGATGATACATTCATTTTTGGTCGAGGTGTTGAGATATCCAAAACAGGAAAGGTCGTATTTTGTCCTTCATGTGGTTATGCCCAAGGGTATAAAAAATCACAAATGGCTGAAGGAAAAAAAGAATGTACGAACTGTGGCAGTGAGATATCGGTTACTACGGCAAGTGTTCAAAATGTTATTTCAAAAAGTCAAACGTCACAGACTGTTCAGATATATGTTGGAGAGAATGTTCGGAGATATGGAATAACAGGAGAATGCTATATCAAACCCAACATTCCCGGAATCAATTATAAAAATCGAGCGATGTACAACCCACCGAAACTGTTGGTGAGAAAGACTGGACTTGGAATATATGCATCGATTGATTATACGGGAAGCATGACAAGTCAGACTGTATATATTTTGAAATTTAAAAACAGTCAACATAAGGCTCCGTTGGAATATTATCTGGCATTGCTTAACTCACGAGTGGTCTACTATTTTTATTTGAAAGTATATGGAGAAAATGAATGGAAGTCCCATCCGTACTTTACGAAACAGATTATTTATTCTCTGCCCATTAGAGAATATGAGGATAGTGAGTTAGATAAACAGATCATTAAAGTGGCAACGGAATTGGCGCATAAATATGAATATGTCAAGGATGTTCAGCTTGAGAAGTTGGTAATGAAAAAGTATGGTCTGTCAGAGACCGAAAGCAATATGGTTTATGGTGAGATGAATCGTCTGCCTGACTTGAGTGCGATTAACAATATGAAAGTTGAGGTGGAAGCGAATGTATAGATATATAGGAAACAAATCAAAGCTGACTCCATACATTCTTGATAGGGTGGAACAGCTTATTGGAAAAACAGGAACTGTTGCTGACATTATGGCTGGAACAGGAACTGTGGCATTAGAATTGAGAAAAGCAGGTTATTCGGTTATCGCATCTGATGTAATGACCTATTCGTACCATCATTTGATGGTTAATCTTTGCTTAGATTCAGCTCCTTCTTTTTCTGGGCTTGTGAATCATGGAGCAATAGGCAAGAATGAGGTGGATGCATATGGTGCAGTCCTGACTTATTTAAATTGCATTGAACCCAAAGAAGGTTTTTTCTTCAAGGAATTTTCTCCTGGTGGAACACCGCAGAATGGTTGCGACCCGAGAAAATATTTCACTACGGAAAATGCAAAGAAAATTGATGCGATTAGAGAAAAAATAAATGAGTGGATTGATAATGGATATGTGAGCAAAGCTGAAGAATCGCTTTTAAAACATACTCTTATTATGGCAGTAAACGAGGTTGCCAATATATCTGGAACCTACGGATATTTTTTGGCTGATTTCAAAAAGAATGCCAATGCACAGATTGATTTAAAACCTGTGGAATTTTGTTCTGTGAATTCAACTGGTCACATGGTAAAATTGGGATTTGCTGAAAATTTAGCTGCAACAATTACAGCTGATTTGTGCTACATCGACCCTCCGTATATGAAGAGACAGTATGCTGCAAATTATCATATTCTGGAAACCATTGCACGAGGAGATTTCCCTGATGCTGTTGGCAAAAGTGGTTTGCGTGACTGGTGGGAGCAACACTCTAAATTGTGTACCAAAACACGAGGATTACAATCGTTTGAAAAGATATTAGGTGATATGCATTGTCCGAAATTTCTGATTAGCTACAGCGAGGATGGTTTGTTTACGCTGGGGCAATTAGAAGAATGCTTTAGCAAGTTTGGAACTGTTGAAGTTCAAGAAATTGATTACAATCGATTTAGAAGCAATGATAGCAAGTTGCCTAAAAAACTGAAGGAATATTTGATTTCTATAGAAAGGCAGGTATAAGTGAATGGAGTGCATTGAAAGAATATTTTACAGAAAGATTAATCCTTCTGATTTCAAAAAGTTGTATGATATTGACAAACCAGAAGGTGGCGGTGGTCAGACATACTTGGAAGCCGCTGGTATTTCAAATGAAAAAATCGTTGATTTCCTTTCCTATGCGGAGGTTACAAACAGTCCTTTGCCAGATGAAACAAGGTCTGTTTATACATTCAATGCCTATGTTTTGGGCGATTCAAAGGGTAAATGTTCGTTTGTAGAATTTGCACCTCGCAAAGGAAGAAATAACTATCGTATAAGCCGCCAGAATATGAAATATAAACATCCGGCATGGAGTTTGGATAATGGATTTCCCGAACCATCAAAAGGTGATGATGGCGAATACACATCTGCAGGCGATTTTGTGGGAATCATTGATAATCTTGTTATTCTTATCATAAGAACTACAAATCGGCGTTATTATGCAGGTTTTGTAAATACAGCGACAATGCCAGAGAACTGGCCGCATAATATTGGCTTAGAGGGCATTTTTAGTGGTGAACGCAGAGATGTACTAAATATGGATGCGTATAAACTACAGTTTGTTAATGATGCCAGTAATCCATTCGGTGATTATGTCCCAACAATCGAAGAATGTAATCGAGCGACTACTGGCTGCAATGTGCTTTTGTACGGAGTTCCCGGAGCAGGAAAGAGTTGGACAATTGAACATGAATATTGTGCCGATGAAGGGTGTATGGAGCGATTGGTTTTTCATCCGGATTATATGTATTCGGATTTCGTTGGACAAATTTTGCCTGTAGTAAGGGACGATGACAAGGTTCGTTATGAGTTTACGCCGGGTCCGTTTACTAAATTATTGAAAAAAGCATATTGGAATCCAGAACAGTCTTTTTACCTTATAGTTGAAGAAATAAATCGTGGTAATGCACCAGCTATATTCGGTGAAATATTTCAGCTTTTGGATAGAAAAGATGAAGACGAAATAGATGAAAATGGGGAGATTCTCTACAAAAAAGGCACAAGTGAGTATGGAATAACAAATGCCAATATTGCACGAATCGTTTATGGTGATGAAAACCATAAGGTTCGAATTCCTGCAAATATGTCTATTTTGGGTACGATGAACACTTCTGACCAGAATGTATTTACATTGGATACGGCTTTCCAGAGAAGATGGATTATGAGAATGATTCCAAATTCGTTCAAAAACCATAGGTTCGCAGATAATAAAATTCTTGATACAACAGTGTCATGGAAACAATTTTGTGAGACTATAAATGATGAGATATTGAGACGAAACAATATTACTTCTTCCGAAGATAAGCGTCTCGGCGCTTATTTTGTTACGGCATCTGATTTAGAGATGGTATATGTTGATGCAGGTGCAAGCGAATCAGAAAAAATACAAGCAGAGCATCACAATAATCGTTTTGCGGAGAAAGTTCTGAAGTATTTATGGGATGATGCGTTCAAGTTTGCACATCAAGATACTTTTAATACAAGGCAGTTTGTTAGCCTTGAGAGAATAATTGAAGCCTTTATGGATTCAGCTAAACCAAAGAATGAGCGCTTTCGTGTATTCAACGAGAACCTTCGTAAAATGATTTTGGATGGAGTAACAGCAGAATCAAACGAGGTTTCTGATGTTGACAGCGAAGGCTCACAGGAATCTTAAAGCGAGGTAAGCAACATTGGATTTAGGCTTAAACTTAAAAGTTAAATGCCATGTGAATAAAAATGGTGACGGCGATAGGTTTGTCGGGATTAAGGCTGATGCTGATCAGGCAATGGTCTATTTTCCAATGGGGTATCGCCTGCCAGACAATGAAGAAGACATTAGGGATGATATTCTCAAATTGATTTCTGTATTAGCTGAGTTTACGGATTCAAAGGACAAGGTATTGGCTATGCAGAAATTCGAAGCACCACAGTCTGTGAATTTTCCAATCAATGCCTATATGAATATTATCCGATACTATTTGGAACAGCGTTCATATTACACAGAAAAGGATCCTATTCGAAAAACGAGTGACAAAGGAAAAATCGACTTTGCAGCTTCTTTGCGTAGAAATGTTAGCTTTTTTCAAGAGGATGGAACTCCGTTTTTTGATAAATATACAGTAAAAGGGTCAACTCCTAATGAGAAAAATCTGATAACCATGATTCACAAATATTGCGTTCATGAAAGCTTTGTTCAGATGGGATGGCTATTTATGCCGGATGTTCCACCAGATCCACATATTGAACGAAACATTCCTCTCTTCCTCAGTGTTCTGAAGAAAAAGTTAGCAGTAACACATTTGGAAAAAGATATTCTTTTGTTTGAAGCAATGATTTCTATGCTGGAATATCTGGATGAGAAGAGTGATGATAAACAATATTATTTTGGAACAGATAGATTTGAATATGTGTGGGAAAAACTGATAGATGCAGTGTTTGGCATAAAAGAAAAGAATGATTATTTTCCACGAACCTCTTGGAAACTAAAGTATGGGGATCAACGAAGAAATTATGCATTAGAGCCAGACACCATAATGCTTTGTAATGGAAAAATCTATGTTATTGATGCGAAATATTATAGATATGGTGTAACTGGTATCTCTTCGCATTTGCCGGAATCCTCATCTATCAACAAGCAGATTACATATGGTGAGTACATATATAATCATAAGAAATTTAAGGATATATATGGTGATGATGTTCCTGTGTATAATGCATTTCTTATGCCGTACAACAAGCAGGATAATCCATTTCATATCAATGAGTATTTCGCCAATATTGGTGAGGCTGATAGTGACTGGAAATATGGCAATCATAATTATGAACGAGTGCAAGGAATTGTAGTTGATATTCGTTTCTTGATGAACAATTACTACGGTTCGCACAAGAGTAAAATTATTAAGATGGCGAAGCTCATCGAGGAAGCACTGCAGGAAAATGCAGATGCACTACCGGAAGATAAGGCTGAATAAAAAATCCGCAAACAGTGATTATGCTGTTTGCGGATTTTTTATTTACTCTTTTGAACTTTGATGCGGTGGGAACGTTGATTATTTGCGTTTCTACAGTTATCGCAGCAATATTTCTTTCTACTATTGGATGTCTTTACTAAGAAATATTTATGGCAAGAAGGATTGGCACATTTTCTATATATTTCAGAGCCGGGTTTCATGTAGAAAATAGAAAAATATAAAGCAGAAAGCAATGATGGTGCCTTCCATGACGGTTCCAGTGAATTTGGATTGTAGAAAGGTTTTATACTTCTGGTATTATGATTTATTTCCCCGCTTAAAACGAGTCGTGCGATAAGAACAGCAACTTTTTTTAATTGACTGTCAAATTTGCTGAAATCTGGGCTACCATAGTATTCAATGCCACCCTCGAAAGTTACAGCTTTTATTACACCAACAGAATGCATATAGTGAAACAGGAATTCAATCATTAGTCGAAGATTTCTGGACTGAATATTGTTATTCTTGTAAGCAATGGTAACCTGGCGATACAGCGTATCATTAATTCCAGGATAATCATATGTAAATGTTTCTCCGTTTGAAATATCATCATATTCATCAGGATTCAATTCATATGAAGGAGCATAAATCATGTCTTTTACAGTAATAGATTCTGTTTCAGAGGATTGCTGTAGTGAATCGATAGCGGCTTGATTTCTGATGCCATCATGAAATGGATGCCGATAGGTTGAATAAGTAATTCGAGCAGTGCCATTAAGCGTGACTTGTGTTCCAAGAAGCAAATACAAAGTTAAATGTAGAATCTGCTTATAATCGAGTGAAGGTTTTTCCAGTGCGGTCATAAGGAGAACTGTAGCCTTTATTCGATTCAAGACTTCTACAAGTGCTGCTATATCAATTTCCGTTCCTTCGGGCGAAATAGGAAGTAGATAGCCATGTTCCTCGAAAAAACCAAGCACCTTTTTTACATTGGTTGCCGGAAGCGATATCAGAGAACCGAGAACATTTTTATTTTGAAGTGAACCGTGAGGGGTTGTCAAACACAAACCTTGGCTTCCGCTAAAGGCATAATTTATAATTTCATTATTCACGGGATAGACGGTGAGTATTTTATGCGGCTGCCCGTTCGTCTTTAAGGTTTCTTCTATTCTAAATGTGCATTTTTTGCAACTCAAAGAAAAATAATCATTGCTAAGATTGAAAAAATTGTCTAACTCTGTCATATAAATCGGCTCCTATATTCCCTTGCCCCTCATTGAGGGGTCTTTTTTATGCCAAAAAGTAAGTGATTACATAAGTGATAATGCAATTATAACACTTATTATCGCTTTTTTCAAGTTTACGCAGTGGTAGATTACACAGAAAGTAAGTGATTATGTCAGAAATTTACTTACTATTATAAAATCATTATACTTAAAGACAGTGAAGGACAACCCAACCTTATATACAGCAGAGGTGTTTTTCACATCCCCGTTTCAATGTTCATCGCCTGATCAGCGATGCCCAGAGCAGAGAAACGGACACAAGTAAATATCAGTCAACCCACTGGGACGGTTGGCCAGTCAAGAAATGAGGATTTCATTCTTATGGCCAATTATTATGGGAAGTTCAGTGTGGGTCCTCATTTCGGTTTTCAGACCGAAGGAGGGTCTACACGATGGACAAATTTGAAAATCTACAGACAAACAACGAGAAGCAGTATTACATCCCTATGGAAGTAACCGCAGAAACCATCAAGGATTTCGGCATCAACCCGGCAGATGTGGTATGGGCGAAGATTGGTAACCGCAAAAAACGTGTCGTTATGATTGCGGCTACGGAGGAGCAGTATTACGAATATATGCGTCCTCTTTGGCGTGAGGACAAGCGTCAGCAGAGACAGGAACCGATGGCATCGCTGGATAAAATGTACGAGGAAACCGAGTACGAAGCTGCCGATACCGAATCTGACCTTGAAGCGGATATTATGAAAAAAATGCTGATTGATGAGCTTCATAAGGCACTGGACGAGTTGGAAGAAATCGACCGCACCATTATGGAAATGTACAGCAATAACCATAGCGAAGCCGAAATCGGACAGGCCATCGGCATGAGCCAGAAGGGTGTCAACAAACGCAAGCACAAGGTATTGATGAAACTTAACACCAGGCTGAAAGACTTCAGATAAGGGATAATTCCTTGCCTGCTCTGCCGCAGCAGTATCCGGCGGAGCAGGCTTTTATATTTTTTCAAAAATAGTGGTTCTTAAAACAGCCGTGTATGTCCTTTCACTCTCAGAGGGGCAAACAAAGCACCTCGGAAAGGATGGTGTCAAACAATGACAACCAGATGCAGAACAGGCACGAACGGCCGCAGCAGTCAGGAACTCGACCGTGAGTTATCTGATGTGCTTATTGCAATCAGTGTCGTGTCAAAGAGAATTGCTGACAGGATCGATGCAGTCAGCACAGGTCAAAAACTGAATATGGAAGGAGGCAGACCAAATGGGAAAGATGAACGAGTTGTCTATGCTCACAGAGGAACTTCGCAAATGTGGTGAAACGCTTATCAGCATTTCGGAGGAATTGGCTGGTATGTTCAGCGGCTATGCAGAGGAAAAGTAGCCTGTAAAAAAGACTGCTGCTAAAAAGGGAAAAGTCGAGGAGCCAAAGCCGGAAGCGCCGGAGGAAAAGGCACTCACATTGGAAGATGTTAGAGCCGTGTGTGCAGACAAATCCCGCAGTGGTTTTACGGCGGAAGTCAAAGAAATCCTGAGTAAGCACGGTGTGGAAAAGCTGTCGGAGGTCAACCCGGCAGAATATAAAGCACTGCTTGCTGAAGTGGAGGTGCTTGGCAATGCCGGATAAACACGCAGTATTATCAGCATCTTCCAGTCACAGGTGGTTGGAATGTCCGCCATCGGCGCTCCTCTGTTCCACTGCCGGAGATACACCGAGTGAGTTCGCCATGCAGGGTACGGATGCCCATAGTCTTTGCGAATATAGGCTGAAAACGGCACTGGGGCAGCAGTCAAAAGACCCCACGGAAAATTTAACGTTCTTTGATGAAGAGATGGCAGACTGCTCCGATATGTATGCTCAGTATGTGATGGAGCAGCTTTCGGTGGCAAAGGAAAAATGTAAAGACCCAATCGTTCTGATTGAACAGCGCCTGGATTTTTCCAAGTGGGTACCGCAGGGGTTCGGCACTGGGGACTGTGTGATTGTGGCAGATGAAACGCTTACAGTCATTGATTTCAAATATGGTGTCGGCATCTTGGTGGAAGCGGAAAATAACCCGCAGATGATGTGTTACGCGCTGGGAGCCTTACAGCTATTCGACAGCATTTATGATATCGACTCGGTGACCATGACCATTTTTCAACCAAGGCGCGACAGTGTCAGCACATACACCATTTCCAAGGAAGAACTTCTGAAATGGGCGGATGAGGTGCTTGCTCCGACCGCACAGCTTGCAGCCAAGGGCGAAGGCGAATACAAAGCCGGAGACCACTGCCAGTTCTGCAAGGTCAAAGCCACCTGCCGCAAGAGAGCCGAATATAACCTGGAACTTGCCCGTTACGATTTTGAGATGCCTTCCACCCTTAATGATGATGAGATTGAGGCCATTTTAGCAAAAGCAGACGCGCTGGTATCCTGGGCGGGCGATGTCAAGGAATATGCATTGCAGCAGGCAGTCAGCGGCAAGCAGTGGAAAGACTGGAAGATTGTCGAAGGACGCTCCAACAGGAAGTACGTAAATGAAACAGCCGTGGCAGATACGGTCAAGAACGCAGGCTATGACCCGTTTGAACATAAGGTTCTGGGTATTACCGCAATGACCAAACTGCTCGGCAAGACAAAATTTGAAGAATTGCTCTCCGGGTTTATTGAAAAACCACAGGGCAAGCCAACATTGGTGCCTATGTCGGACAAGCGTCCGGCAATGAATACAGCAGCTAACGATTTTAAGGAGGACAACTAATATGTCAAAGAATTACACAAACCCTACCAAGGTAATCACAGGAGTAAACACTCGTTGGTCTTACGCAAATGTGTGGGATCCGAAATCTATTAACGGCGGCGCACCGAAGTACAGTGTGAGCCTTATCATTCCGAAGTCTGATACCGCAACGGTAAACAAAATTAAGGCAGCCATCCAGTCTGCTTATGAAGAGGGCGAGTCCAAGCTGAAGGGCAATGGCAAGAGTGTACCTGCTCTTTCCATTCTCAAAACCCCTCTTCGTGACGGAGATTTAGAAAGACCGGACGATGCAGCGTATGCAGGCTGTTACTTCGTCAATGCCAACTCTGCGACTGCTCCCGGTATTGTTGATGCAGACCGTCAGCCGATTCTTGACCGCAGTGAGGTGTACAGCGGTGTATATGGCCGTGCATCCATCAACTTCTATGCCTTCAATTCCAATGGGAATAAGGGTATCGCCTGCGGTTTGAATAATCTCCAGAAGATTAAGGACGGAGAGCCTCTGGGCGGAAAGAGCCGTGCCGAGGACGATTTTGCTACCGATGCAGATGAAGATTTTCTCGCATAAGGAGGGTGGCTTACTATGACAACCATTCAGAGCATGATGCTTTCCGTGTGTTTCGGTGCCGTGATGGGTACTCTCATTGCAAATGTGGGATTTCTCATCAAGTGTGCCATTGACAAGCACAAGGAGAAAAAGCGTAAGAAAAATGAAGAGTCTGCTGATAAGGCAGAGTAAATGACAGCGGGCGGCGGAGGTGCATTCTTCGCCGCCTTGCTTATATGAAGGAGTGACAATATGGAGAAAATACAAACATTGTCCTTGGACTTGGAGACCTTTTCAGATGTGGATTTGCAGAAGTGCGGGGTCTATAAATATGCCCAGTCTCCTAATTTTGAAATTCTGCTATTTGGTGTATCCGTAGACGGCGGTGAGGTCGTGGTCTACGACCTGGCACAGGGCGATACCGTGCCGATGGATATTATCAAAGCACTGACTGATGATACCGTGACCAAGTGGGCATATAATGCAGCATTCGAGAGAATCTGTTTGTCAGTGTGGTTGCAGAGAAACTACCCGACATATTTTCGCAGTTACAGTATTGACGAGGATACTGTCGGAGATTACCTTGACCCATCTGCCTGGAAATGCTCCATGATATGGGCTGCATACATAGGGCTACCATTATCTCTTGCGGGAGCCGGCACGGTGCTTGGATTGGAAGAACAGAAGCTGAAGGAAGGCAAAGACCTCATTCGCTATTTCTGTGTTCCCTGCAAGCCGACCAAAGTGAATGGCGGCAGGACACGCAATCTGCCGGAGCATGATATAGAGAAATGGAATACCTTTGTTTTCTATAACAAGAGAGATGTGGAAGTGGAGATGTCCATACAGGACAAACTGAAAAAATTCCCTGTGCCGGATTTTGTGTGGGATGAGTACCATCTCGACCAGGAAATCAATGACAGAGGGATTGCTCTTGATATGGCTGTGGTGGAGAATGCCATCGCTTTTGATGCGAAATCCAAGACAGAACTGGCAGAGAAAATGCAGAAATTGACTGACCTTGATAACCCAAACTCCGTGGTGCAGATGAAGCAGTGGCTCTCGGATAACGGCTTGGAGATGGACAGCCTTGGCAAAAAGGAAGTGGCGCAGGCGGTCAAAACTGCTCCGAAGGAACTGGCGGAGGTTCTGCTCTTAAGGCAACAGTTATCCAAGTCCTCCGTGAAAAAATACCAGGCAATGCAGAACGCAGTATGTATGGACGGCAGAGCCAGAGGGATGTTTCAGTTTTATGGGGCAAACAGAAGCGGCCGATGGGCAGGCAGAATGATACAGCTGCAAAACCTCCCTCAAAACCATATGCCGGATTTGGAACAGGCACGAGGTCTGGTGGAGTCCGGTAATTACGCAGCGGTGGAACTCTTATACGATGATATCCCGGATACACTTTCACAGCTTATCCGCACTGCCTTTGTGCCAAGACCGGGAATGAAATTTGTGGTAGCGGACTTCTCGGCAATTGAAGCAAGGGTGCTGTCGCATCTTGCAAAGGAAAACTGGCGAACAGAGGTATTTGCAAATAACGGGGATATTTATTGTGCATCGGCATCAGCCATGTTTGGTGTTCCGGTGGAAAAGCATGGTGTCAACGGAAATCTCCGTCAAAAAGGTAAAATCGCTGAATTGGCTCTTGGTTACGGTGGTTCAGTCGGTGCTTTGAAAGCGATGGGTGCCCTTGAGATGGGGCTTTCCGAGGAAGAATTACAGCCGCTTGTAGATTCCTGGAGAGCCGCCAATCCCAATATCGTAAGGTTCTGGTGGGAGGTTGACCGATGTGTCAAGGAAACTGTGAAAAAGAGAGTGCCGACCGAAACGCATGGTATCCGTTTTATCTATCAGAGCGGTATGCTTTTCATCAAGCTCCCTTCCGGCAGACAGCTTTCTTATGTGAAACCTCGCATGGGAGAGAACCGTTTCGGCGGTGAGTCTGTAACCTATGAAGGTGTCGGCGGTACGAAGAAATGGGAACGCATCGAAAGTTATGGCCCCAAGTTTGTCGAAAATATCGTGCAGGCAATCAGCAGGGATATTTTGGCTCATTCCATGAGAACCTTGTCGCATTGCTTTATCTGCGGTCATGTGCATGACGAATTGATTATTGAATGCAGTATGGGAGTTTCCCTTGATGCCATATGTGAGCAGATGGGCAGAACTCCGGCATGGATTCCGGGTCTGCTTCTCCGTGCTGACGGGTATGAATGCAGCTTCTACAAAAAAGATTAAAAATACGGTTCTTAAAACGCAGGGTTTTGTCCTTTCACTATCAGAGGGCAAGACCCTACTTTTATGAAAGGCGGTATTTTTATGAAAGAATTGATACCCAAAGACGAATACGGCATCTTTGCCGATGCCCATGACACCGCAAGAGTGGACAGCTTGTTTGTAGCGGAGTTTTTTGAGAAGAACCATAAAGAGGTGCTGCGTGATATCCGCAAAATCACTGACCCAACATCCGGGTTAAGTGAAGAATTCAGACAGCGCAATTTTGCGCCGTCCTCATACACCAACAACCAGAATAAAAAGCAGCCGTGCTACTGCATGACCCGTGACGGTTTCACAATGCTGGCAATGGGATATACCGGGCAAAAGGCTATGAAGTTCAAAGAACTGTACATTCGCAGATTTAATGAAATGGATGCTTTTATTAAGAACCTGGTATCTGCAAGACAGGAGTTCCCACTTTTGACCGAAAATATCAAGCTGCTCCATGACAAGCCGAAGCCTTATCACTTCAGCAATGAGTGCGATATGTTAAACCGCATTGTTCTGGGCATGACTGCAAAACAGTTCAGACTTGCCAATAACATCGAAAAAGGCAAAAGTATCAGACCGTATCTGACCAAAGAACAGATTGAGATGCTGGAAATCCTGCAGAAAGTTGATGTGGGTCTGCTCGTGGCATTCCCTGCTTACGAAGACAGAAAACGCCATCTTGAATGGTACAAAACCAAATTAGAGGAGGATAAATAAGATGTTTTATGTAAAAGAACAACTGAATGATGCGATGGAGGTTTCCATTGAAATCAACGATGAGAATGTATTCTGCCGCTGTCCGCACTGCGGTTCGGAGGTTCAGGTCGACTTTGCAGATGTATTTGCAGACGGTGATGTTGACCTGTTTGGCACGGCAGTCCTTTGCGATAACTGCAGCAGAAAGCTGATGGGAGGTGCGGCTTGTGGGTGTGAGCAGGTATAACAGCGAAGGCTATCCTGATCCAACTACCTACGAAGCACTGACATCCATCGAGAAGGAAACAAAAGCGGTAAGAGCATACAGACCGATTGTGTATGTATGCTCTCCGTTTTCCGGAGATGTTGCCGGGAACATTGCAAATGCACGAAAGTACAGTCGATTTGCTGTGGAGCAGGGGTATATCCCCATTGCTCCGCATTTGCTGTTTCCACAGTTTCTTAATGATAACGATTTAACGGAACGTGAATTGGGGCTTCATTTTGGAAATGTGCTGATGAGCCATTGCAGCGAGGTTTGGGTGTTCGGAGAAATCGTATCAGCCGGAATGGATGCCGAAATCAGGAGAGCCAAAAGGAAAAATTACAGACTGCGCTATTTTGGCAGTGATTTGAAGGAGGTTACAGAAAATGCGTGATTTGAGTATTGCCTATGGAAACGGCAGGACGGCAAAATTCTGGTCGAATAAAACGATTCGATTTGATGAATTATGTGACCGCCTGCGCAGTCCTATTTATACTTCGGAAACGGCAGAGGAATATCCGAAACTGCCTAAAGGTCAGCGTGATGATATCAAGGACAAGGGCGGATTTGTTGCCGGGCATCTGCGTGGTAACCGCAGACAGGCAAATAAAGTGGTGTGCCGTTCTATGCTGGTGTATGACCTCGATAACATTGAAACGGAGTTTTTGCAGAACATCGGCAGCAAAATTTCCAACAAGGGCTGCTATTACACCACCCACAGCCATACCCCGGAGCATCCGAGGGCGAGAATGATTATTCCGGTCAGCCGTGATATGTCCCCGGATGAATTCAATGCGGCTGCAAGATATTATGCCCAGGATAACGGCTTTATCAGTATGCTTGACCCGTGTTCGTTTTCTCCGCATCAGCTGATGTACTGGCCGACCTGTCCGTCCAATGGAGAATACCTCTTTGACACAATAGAAGGTGACTGGCTTGACCCGGACACGATTTTTGCGAAGCATCCTAATTGGAGAGATTGTTCTCTGCTCCCTACCACACCGAAGGAAAGCAAGGCATCCGACCATAATGTAAAACAGCAGAAAGACCCACTTGAAAAAGAGGGCGTGGTCGGTCTGTTCAACCGTGTTTATTTTCCTATCAGTACGGCAATTGATGAGTTCCTTCAAGGTGTATATGAGCCGACTGCAGATACCTCCGGCAGATATGATTTTATTCCTGGTGAGGGTTCTGCGGGTGTTGTAATTTACGATGATAAATTTTCCTACAGCCACCATGCAACCGACCCTGCAGGCGGTAAACTGTGCAATGCCTTTGACCTTGTCCGCCTTCATAAATTCAGTGAGGACGATGATAAAAAATCATATAAGCAGATGTGCGAGTTTGCCATGACGCTTGATAAGGTTAAATTACAGGACCTTGAGGAAAAGAAGCAAAGGGCAGCAGACGATTTTTCGGAGAATACCAACTGGCAGACCAAACTTCGCTATATGCCAAGAAGCAAGTGCCTTGAAAACAGTGTGTGGAATCTGATGCTGATATTAAACAATGACCCGGATTTTGCAAATATTGCCTTCAATGAACTGGTAGGCAGAGTGCAGATTACAGGTGCCATTCCGTGGACAAGACCCAGTGACAATAAGTTCTGGAGAGATGCGGATACAGCTCAGCTGAAGGCACTCATCGACATTCGTTATGAAACTTTCTCCAGCCGAAACCACGATGTGGCTTTCACTAAGGTGGTCGAGGACAGGCATTTCAATCCTCTTCGTGATTGGATTGACGCACTGCCGGAATGGGATGGTGTGGTAAGGCTTGAAAATCTGTATATTGATTTCCTTGGCGCGAATAACACGGGATACGTTAAGGCTGCAACCAGAAAATCCTTTGTGGCGGCGGTAGCGAGAATTTACGAGCCGGGTACCAAGTTTGATTCGGTTGTGGTATTGGTGGGTCCGCAGGGCTGCGGTAAGTCTACGATTTTTGCAAAGATGGGAAATGAGTATTATTCCGACAGCTTGAATCTGACGGATATGAAGGACAAGAGCGGTGCGGAGAAACTGCAGGGATACTGGATTTTGGAACTGGGCGAACTGGCAGGACTCAAAAAAGCGGATGTAGAGGTCGTGAAAGCCTTTGTCAGCCGTACTGATGATATTTACCGTCCGTCCTATGGCAGAACGATTGAGAGCCACCCAAGGCAGTGCATTATCGTGGGAACAACCAACTCCGAGACAGGTTTCCTCCGTGATATTACAGGCAACCGCCGCTTTTGGCCGATTAAGGTAACCGGGCAGAGCAAGCGTAAATCATGGGATATTACCAGAGAAGAAGTCCTGCAAATGTGGGCGGAAGCAAAGTACCTGTATGGGCAGGGCGAGCCTTTGTATCTGAATTCGCAGGAAAGCAGTGAAGCATTGAGCGAACAGATTGATGCAATGGAAAGCGATGAGCGCCAGGGTATGGTGGAGGAATATTTAAATACACTTTTACCGGATAACTGGAGTCACATGGATTTATATGAGAGAAGAAATTTTCTCACGGACAATACTGCGGCAAAGGGTACGGTGCAGAGAAAGTCGGTCAGCAATGCGGAAATATGGAGTGAATGTTTTTGCAGAAATTTATCGGATCTCAAACCGTCAGATTCATATGCGATAGCTGCCCTTATGACCAAAGTGGACGGTTGGCAGAGAACCGACAAAATCAGAAAGCTTGCCATCTATGGAAGGCAGAGGATTTACGAGAGGTTGTGATTCTGTCCTCTTGTGTATCCTGCAGAAGTTGTGAACCATAAAAAAGCCTTGAAAACAGGCACTTCCAAGCACCAACTGACACAAGTATCACAAGAATTTCTATATTAAATGAAATCTATTTTATAGAGAATAGCGTAAGCGTGTATACGCACATACGCACGTATAGGATTTTTCCGAAACTGTTGTGTCAGTTGTGTCTTGTGAATTTCAGGAGGAATGGAATGCGAGAAAAAAAGATAGAACAGAAACTTGTAACGGCAGTAAAAAAGCATGGCGGGATTTGTCCGAAGTTTGTATCTCCCGGTTTCGATGGAATGCCAGACCGTTTACTGCTTTTACCGCATGGCAGGTTTGCCTTTGTGGAAGTCAAAGCACCAAATCAGAAACCAAGACCTCTACAGCTTTCAAGACACAGACTTCTGAGGCGGTTAGGCTTCAGGGTTTACGTCCTTGATGCCTTAGAGGACATCGACAAAATCATAAAAGAGGTGATGAGCAATGAAACTTCATGATTATCAGGAATATGCAGTTAAGTTCATTGAAGAACATAAAATTGCAGCACTTCTGCTTGATATGGGTCTTGGCAAGACAATCACAACCCTTACAGCTATCAACAATCTGATATATGACCTGTTTGAAGTCAGAAAAGTTTTGATTATCGCACCGCTGAGAGTAGCAAGAGATACATGGTCGGCAGAAGTGCAAAAATGGGATCATCTGAAGCACCTGAGATACAGTGTTGCAGTCGGAACAGCAGAAGAACGCATTGCAGCTTTAAAAGCAGATGCCGACATCTACGTCATCAATCGTGAAAATGTGGACTGGCTTGTCAGCAATACAACATTCGATTACGATATGATCGTAATTGATGAATTGAGTTCGTTTAAGAATCATCAGAGCAAACGATTCAAAGCATTGATGAAAGTCAGACCTAAGGTAAAAAGAATCGTAGGACTGACAGGTACTCCTGCAAGCAACGGACTTATGGATCTATTCGCTGAGTTCCGTCTGCTTGATATGGGACAGCGTTTGGGAAGATTTATCGGGCAATACAGAAACGAATACTTCAAGCCTGATAAGCAGAACGGCTATATCGTGTATTCCTATAAACCTCTGTCTGATGCAGAAGAAAGGATATACGAGAAAATATCGGACATTACGGTTTCCATGAAAGCGATAGACCATTTGAAAATGCCTGAACTCATTTCTAACGAATACATGGTGAAGATGTCGGAGGCAGAAAAGGAAAAATACAAAGAACTGAAAGACGAATTGATTCTTGAGGTTCAGGATACGGAGATCACAGCAGCAAATGCAGCGGCACTTTCAAACAAACTGTGTCAGATGGCAAATGGTGCAATTTATGATGATAGTGGAGAGATAATTCCAATACACAGCAGAAAACTTGATGCGTTGGAGGATATTATCGAATCAGCAAACGGGAAACCGGTTCTTGTGGCTTACTGGTTCAAGCACGACAGAACGAGAATTACAGAAAGGCTTGGTAAGCTTGGAATTGTGTATCAGGAAATCAAATCAGCACAAAGCATAAAGAACTGGAACAGCGGAAAATTGCAGGTCGCATTGATACATCCCGCAAGTGCAGGTCACGGATTAAATTTACAGACAGGAGGAAATTTTCTTGTTTGGTTTGGGCTGACCTGGAGTTTGGAACTTTATCAGCAAACCAACGCAAGATTATGGCGACAGGGGCAGAAGTCCGAAACTGTTGTTATTCAGCATATCATCACAAAAGGTACGGTTGATGAAAAAATTCTGAAAGCACTTACCGAAAAAGATAAAACACAGACAGCCTTGATGTCAGCGGTCAAGGCGGAACTGGAGGAAATATGACAGCAAAAGAATACATGGAACAGGCACGTTATCTTGATATGCAGATTAATTCTAAAATTGAACAAATTAGAAATCTGAACGAGCTTGCGACAAAAGCTACAACAGTCTACAGCGATATGCCGCACAGTCCAAACAGAAACACTTCCCGAATGGAAGAAACCGTTGTAAAAATTATCGACCTTGAAAGTGAAATCGACAGGGATATTGATACCTTGGTGAATTTGAAACGTGAGATCATGCGTGTTGTAAACAGAATTGAACCTGCGGAATACAGAACAATCCTGGAGATGCGTTACTTGCAATTTAAGAAATGGGAACAAATCGCCTTGCTGATGTCTACAGATTTAAGGTGGGTTTATCGTATGCACGGCAGAGCATTGAATGACGTGCAGAAAATTATAAACTCGCCACTAAAAGCCATTGAAAGCCACTAAGAAAATGTGGTATCATTATAATCAGAAAAAAGGATGTGAGAGAATGCCGAAGAAGTGTAAGCACCCTTGCAGTTACCCAGGCTGTCCGAACCTTACCGACAGCAGATACTGCAAGATACATAAACAGCCTGACAGACCGTCAGCTGCAAAGCGTGGTTACAACAGCAAATGGCGTAGGCTCAGTAAACAGTATCTCCGCAAGCACCCGATGTGTGTTCGTTGTTTGCAGCAAGGACGATACGTTCCTGCAACGGTAGTCGACCATATCATTCCGCATCGTGGCAATCTCGCTTTGATGTGGGATGAATCCAACTGGCAAGCCTTATGCAAGCCCTGTCACGATAAAAAGACATGGACGGAAGATAAGAACCCTGTTTATACATACTGAAAAGCCCCTGGGGTATAAAAACCTCTAACAATAGGCAAAACATTGACCGGTGGCCCCTCTCACGCACAAAAATGGGTATTCAAACACCCTATTGACCCCTCAGAGATAAAAATACTGAAAAACACTGATAACAGCTAACTTTGCCGACTTTTGCAGTCGGCATTTTTTATGCCCAATTTTAAGTTTTGTTTGATTTTTCGGAGGTGATGACATCATGGCGAAAGACGGTACAAACCGAGGCGGTGCAAGACCGGGTGCAGGACGACCAAGAAAGGCACTCGCTGAAAAGATTGCTGAGGGAAAAACTACTGAAGTTATGATGCAACCTGCGGATATAGAATCCGCTGAAACACCGCCTGTCAGAGATTTCATGAAAGAATTACAGCGTGACGGCACAAAACTCCTTGCAGATGATGTGTATACAGAAACTTATCAATGGCTGAAAGAACGTTCCTGCGAGAAGATCGTCAGCCGTCAGCTTGTGGAACAGTATGCCATGAGCATTTCCCGTTGGATTCACTGCGAGCAGATCGTCACCAAGTACGGATATATTTCCAAACACCCTACAACTGGTGCGGCAATTGCCTCTCCCTATGTAGCGATGTCGCAGAACTATATGAAACAGGCAAACCAAATCTGGAATCAGATTTTTCAGATAGTCCGTGAAAACTGCTCTGTGGAATTTCAGGGCAATCCGCAGGAAGATATGATGGAAAAATTACTGAGAAGCAGAAAGTGAGAAATACATGAAAGCAGATGTTCAATTCTGGAGAGAACTGAAACAGCAGAGAAACAACATGACCAAACAGCAATACCGCACGATAAAAGGACAGGCTGTCAAAGGCAATATGGATGCCGCCCGAAGAGGTATGCTCAGAATTCAGCAGAGGAGGAATTACAGATGACAATGACCACAGAATTTCAGCTTGTTGACATCAACAAGTTAGTGCCTTATGCAAATAACGCTCGTACACACAATAAAGAACAGATTCTGAAACTCCGTTCTTCCCTCCGTGAGTTTGGATTTGTGAATCCTGTCATCATTGACAAGGAATACAACGTTCTTGCTGGGCATGGACGCATCATGGCAGCAAAGGAAGAAGGAATTACAGAAATTCCTTGTGTATATGTTGACCATTTCACAGAGGCACAGAAAAAGGCATATATTCTTGCCGACAATCGTATGGCATTGGACGCAGGCTGGGACGATGATTTGCTTGCTGTTGAGATGGAAGAGTTACAGAATCTCGGATTTGACCTTGGTTTGACTGGTTTCGATGAATCTGAAATTGCTGATTTATTTGATACAAACAGCGGTGATGAAGTCAAAGACGATGATTTTGACCTTACCAAGGCACTTGAAAAGGCTGCATTTGTACAGCATGGCGATATCTGGATTGTTGGAAAACATAAGCTGATGTGCGGCGACGCTACTTCTGCGGAAGATGTATCTGCTCTTATGGGAGATACAAAGGCAAACCTTATTCTGACCGATCCGCCTTATGGAGTTTCTTTCAAGAGTTCCAGTGGACTTACCATTCAGAATGACAGTATGAAAAACGAAGAATTCTACAACTTTCTTCTTGCTTCATTCAAGTGTATGGCTGACCACCTTGAAAAAGGCGGTGCAGCCTATGTATTCCATGCGGATACGGAGGGACTGAATTTCAGAAAGGCTTTCATTGATGCCGGATTTCATCTTGCAGGCTGCTGTATCTGGGTGAAAGATAGTCTGGTGCTTGGACGCTCGGATTATCAGTGGCAGCACGAACCTGTGTTGTATGGCTTTATGCAGAACGGCAAGCATCATTGGTATTCAGACCGCAAGCAAACGACCATCTGGAATTTTGATAAGCCGAAACGCAATGCAAATCACCCAACTTCAAAGCCACTTGACCTTTTAAGCTATCCTATCGGAAATTCCACACAGGCAAATGGTGTAGTTATTGATACGTTTGGCGGTAGCGGTTCAACCCTTATGGCTTGTGAGCAAATGAACCGCATTTGTTACACAATGGAACTGGATGAAAAGTATGCATCTGTTATTCTCCGACGCTATGTTGAGGATACCGGCGATGCTGACGGTGTGTATGTTATCCGTGACGGACAGCAGATACCTTACTGTGAACTTGTAAAAGAGGTGGAAAAGCCTGATGAATAAACCTCTTACGCTCGGCAGCCTTTTTGATGGTTCAGGAACATTCCCCATGATGGCTATGCTTTCCGGCATCGTGCCTGTCTGGAAATCAGAAATTGAACCTTTTCCTATCGCTGTAACCGAAAAGCGACTGCCTTTTGTAAAGCACCTTGGCGACATCAACAGCATCAACGGTGCAGAAATTGAGCCTGTGGATATTGTCACCTTTGGCTCGCCCTGTACTGATCTTTCAGTTGCAGGCAAGCGTCAGGGCTTGAATGCAGAGCGTTCAGGACTTTTCTTTCAGGCAATCAGAATTATAAAGGAAATGAGAGGTGCAACCAATGGAAAATATCCGAGATTTGCAGTGTGGGAAAATGTCACAGGAGCATTCTCCTCAAATGGCGGAGAAGACTTCCGATGTGTCCTCGAAGAACTCTGCAAGATTAAAGACGCAGATTTATCTGTCCCTAAACCTGAAAAATGGACAAAGGCAGGAGAAATCATGGGTGAAAATTTCTCTGTCGCCTACAGGACGTTCGATGCTCAATACTGGGGCGTACCCCAGAGAAGAATGCGTGTCTACCTTGTCGCAGATTTTGATGGCGGATGTGCCTCAAAAATATTATTTGAGTCAGAAGGCGGCACAGGGTATTCTGCGGAGAGCTTCAGAGCGTGGCAAGAAACTGCCCGAAGTTTTGGAAACTGCTCTGAAGAAACAGGCTCAGGGCTGATGTTTGAGAATCATTCTCAGGATACCAGATACACAGGACCTCTTAATGTTGCTCAGACAGTTTCTGCAACTTATGGAACAGGCGGAAACAATCAGCCTTTTGTGGTGGAATCATCGGTTGTTCCTGCAACACTGAAAATACGATGTGGTCACGGAAATGGTGGACGTGGAGCGTTGATTCAGAAAAACAAATCTGCTACTCTTTCCTGCAATAACGACCAGACACTTTTCGTTCCAAAGGCATATGGTATCTGTGGAAAATACAGTAATTCTATGTTGTCGAACAATCCAAACAGCGGATTTTATGAAGCAGATACTTCAAGAACCATTGATACCAGCAATCAGTCACCTTGCAAAAATCAAGGCGGAATGGTAGTAGTTGAAGGAAACGGTAGCAGACCTTCACATCATGGTGACGGATACAAGGAATCGGAAACCATGTATACGCTGAATTGTACGGAAAATCATGCTGTATCGTATGGCATCGGCAGACCTGCCATGAATCAGGGATACAACGCACGATTCAGTTTTCAGGTGGAAGAAGAAAAATCTCCTACAATCGTTGCATCGGGGGCAGGCGGAATCGCTCATCCGAAATACTCCACAAGCAAAAATTCCCACCATACTGTTGCTGAAAAGGAAAAAGCAAACACACTTGTGGCATCAGACTATAAAGACCCTCCTGTTGTCAATGACAGCACTCCTGAAATTGAATACATTGTAAGGAGACTAACACCGCAGGAATGTGCGTTACTGCAAGGTATGCCGACTTGGTGGTGTGACGATATCGGCATTGAAAATCCGACCGAAGAACAGATAAATTGGTGGCTGAATGTTTTTGAAATCTACAATAAGGCAATCGGAAAAGAGTGCAAGCCAAAAAGCCGTAAGCAGATTGAAAAATGGCTGAAAAATCCGTACTCCGATAGTGCCACTTATAAAATGTGGGGAAATGGCATCGCTTCAAGCAATGCTTTGTTCGTTCTGTCAGGAATCGCCTATTATGCACAAAACGAGGGGAAATAATTCTACATATCCTACACTTGCTATCTGTGGCATTCAGAGTTATCATGTGTACTACCGAAAAGGAGGTCAAACATATGATAATTGAATTTCATCTCACAGGAGAAAATCGAAAAGCACTGGTAAAAGCCATTAGCGAGATTTTAGAAATTTCTGCCGAATATCAGTATATGCCGACTTGTGCTTACAAGATCGGGGAATGTTATACCGTCACCAAAGAGGGCGACCTTGAAATCAGCGATTCTGCTGACGGAAAAGAGATTGAAATGCTGATTAGTGAACTTGCAAGCAGAGGGTATGAAATCCCGTCAGCAAATAAACTGACCGTTCAGATGCCTGCGGACTTCTTCACAGAACATACCCTGAACAATCTCTACCAAATCTGCAAGAATAAAGCCGTCCTGTTTCAGGCAGCTTTCAAAACAGATTCACTGGACATTATTCAGTCTGATGATAAAGTAGAATTTCCTTGGTTCACCGTTGAAAATGATGGTGATGCAGATGCCTACTGCATTTTCATTTCCATGCTCTGCGAATTTGCAAAGAATCAGAAACGTATCAATAACAAGCCTGAAACCACTGATAATCCCAAATACACAATGCGTTGTTATCTTCTTCGCTTGGGTATGATCGGTGCAAAGTACAAATCGGCAAGAAAGGCATTGCTCAGAAATCTTTCAGGCAGTTCAGCTTTCAGAAAGGCGGCAAATGATGAAGTTTCCGAATAAAAACTATCTGGCACAACTCCGAAAACAATACCCGATTGGAACGAAAATACAGCTGATTTCTATGCGTGATGAAAAATATCCCATTCTTCCGGGAACAATCGGTGAGGTCACTCATATCGATGATATGGGTTCCATACACATGAAATGGCAAAACGGCTCTTCTCTTGCCCTGATTCCAGAAGTGGATTCTTTCAAGGTTTTGGAAACCGAAAAATAAGGCAGAACCTATTCCATCGTACTGTATTTTACCATAGAAAATCAAGTAAAGCAAGACTGTATATTACACAATTATTCGGCGGATATACAGTCTGTTTTTCTGTTAATTTAGCCGCTTGATATGTCCTCCGTAATGCGGTAATATGTGATACAACGAAAGGGCAGAAAGCCCGAAATTACGGAGGAAAATACCATGAACGCTAAAACAGAAAGACAGATTGAAAACCTGAAAAATCAGACCATTGGGGTTGAAATTGAGATGAACCACATCACAAGAGAACGAGCTGCAAAGCTTGCCGCAGACTTTTTCGGAACAGGCAGATACGAATTCACAGCAAGCCGAAACGGATATAGCACCTGGTCAGCTTGGGACGCACAAGGCAGAGAATGGAAATTCCAGAAAGACGTCAGCATTGCAGGATGCGATGCTGAAAAGTGCGAACTGGTTACACCGATTCTTCACTACAGCGACATTGAAACCTTGCAGGAACTGGTCAGAAAGCTTCGCAAGGCAGGAGCAGTAAGCCACGCAGGGGTTGGGGCAGGAGTTCATATTCACATAGGAGCGAATGGACACACACCGCAGAGCCTGAGAAACCTTGCAAACATCATGGCAAGCCACGAAAGACTGATTGCAGATGCTTTGAAAATTGACCAGGGCAGAATGAACAGATATTGCAGAACGGTAAACCCAAGATTCATTGAACAGCTGAACAAAAAGAAACCCACCACAATGGCACAGTTTGCAGATATCTGGTACACAGCAAACGGTGCGAATTACGGAAGAAATCAACATTACAACGATAGCAGATACCATATGCTGAACTTTCATGCAACCTTTACAAAAAGCACAATCGAATTTCGACTTTTCCAGTTTGACAAGCCTACAGC